GTGGTGCTCTTTCGGTGGAAGTTGCTCCTTCGGCAGGGCGTGCTCTTTCGGCGAGTGTTGCTCCTTCGGCAAGTGCTCCTTCGGCAAGTGTTGCTCCTTCGGCAAGCAGTGCGCCTTCGGCGCGTGTTGCTCTTTCGGCGAGTGTTGCTCCTTCGGTGTGGGTTGCGCCTTCGGTGGGGGTTGCTCCTTCGAAGATAAAGGCGAATATATCGGCGATTATCCTTTCCTGGCTTTTGTGGGGTTCGGCTCCCGGATTGGCAGCAAGGTTTACTTTTTCAACCTGCAAGACGGCATTTATGTCCGTTGCGGCTGCTGGCTGTCGGATATAGCGGGGTTCCGGGAGAGAGTGAAGGCGGAGAATGCCGATGCGATGTACCTGGATTTGTGCGATCTGGTCGAGAGGAAGTTTAACCGAAAAAACTATAAATAACTATGCGGGCGAACGAATATCAGACACGCGCGATGAGTACGCGGCTGCCGAGTTGCGAGAATGCGACCTATATGCTTTTCGGCCTGATGGCCGAGGTGGGCGAAATCGCCGACAAGATCGCCAAATGGCGCCGAAAGGGAGTGTGCCGGCTGGATATGGATCATTTGGTCTTCAATACGGGTGATCTGCAAGAGGTGGAGGGTTACAAATCCGAGCTGATGAAAGAGGTCGGGGATTGTGCGTGGTTTATCGCGGGCATTGCCGATTGCTTCGGCTTCACGCTCGAAGAGGTCATGCAGCAGAACCTCGACAAACTCGCCAGCCGCCGCGAGCGCGGCGTGATCGATGGAAACGGGGATAACCGATGATCGCTTATGACCCACGCCTCTCTTTTCAGCGGGATCGGCGGGTTCGACCTCGCCGCCGAGTGGGCGGGCTGGACGAACGCCTTCAACTGCGAGATCGATCCTTTTTGCCGCAAAGTATTGAAATATCACTTCCCGAATGCAGAACAATATGAAGACATCAGAACGACCGACTTCACTGTCTGGAAAGACCGTATCGACGTGCTTACCGGTGGATTCCCGTGCCAGCCGTTCTCGCTCGCAGGAAAGCGGCGAGGCACAGAAGACGATCGCTACCTGTGGCCCGCGATGCTCGACGTTATTCGGACTGTTCGACCCCGCTGGGTCGTGGGCGAGAACGTTTACGGAATCGTTAATTGGTCGGAAGGGTTGGTCTTCGAACAGGTGTGCGCTGACCTGGAGGCGGCAGGATACGAGGTGCAGCCGTACATTATTCCGGCTTGCGGTGTCGGCGCTCCCCACCGTCGGGACAGATGTTGGTTTGTTGCCCACCCCGACGGCGATAGACGCAGGAAGCGGCCGAATGAACAAAAGCCTCTCCCCGAATGCGTCGGAACGTCCGACGCTGGCAATGGCGTCGAAAATGGGATTGTTGCCTACTCCGACCGCCAACGATGCGAAGAATGTAACGCTTCCTGCCAGTCAGGGCATACGCAACGGACTACCCAAAACAGCGATGCAAAGCGACGAATACCGGACTGGAACGGGTTCCCGACTCAACCCCCTGTATGTGGCGGAGATGATGGGTTTCCCGGTGAATTGGCTGGTATCGCCTTTCCTCGGTGGTGCCGGGAAGCCGTCAAAGCCTGCGGAAACGCCATAGTCCCGCAGGTGGCATTGCGGATTTTTGAAACGATAAACGAATACGAAAGGAAATGAAAAAACACTTACTTACAAGTTTTCTTATTGGAACACTGACAATTGTTTTATGTAGTATTATATCCGGGGAACCCTATCGCTCGATTGCATGGGGCGTAATATTGGTTATTCTTACTATCTCCGTCATTGCAATTGGGATAGCGACAACCGCAATCTACGATTTGTTGAAGCAGGGGATGAATATCAACATGCTGACTATCAATGGCGGAATCCGCTTTTTCGACAAAAGCAAGGCCGACAACCCCGATATTGAGGAGAATCAAAACGATCAGAGGAAATGAAAAAAGTAATGTTCAACGATCTTTACGGGTAGTTTACGAATTTGAGTTGGTGAAACAACGAGATTCGATGCAGAACATTGCAAAACTTTGAAAAACTTTCAAACATTTTGAAATATGAGAGAAATTAAATTCCGGGGCAAGCGCCTCGACAACGGAGAGTGGTTGTATGGCAGCCTTGTCATTTTGAATGGGCGCTATTTTATATTCGATGATGCAAACAGACACGAGGTCGATCCCACTACCGTCGGCGAGTTTACGGGGCTGAAAGACAAGAACGGTAAGGAGATTTACGAGGGGGATGTGATACGCTCTCCATTGTCCGAGGATAAAACTCGCCCTCATAGAATCTTTTACCATACCGGCAACGCAGCTTTTATGGGGGCCTTGGTCGATAGAAAGGAATTATGTTATTTAAGATTGGATCAGGATTGGATTTATAAATTTGGAAAAGAAGTCATTAGCAACATCCACGACAATCCCGAATTTCTGAAAGGAGGCGAGCAATGAATAGGACTATGAAACAATGGCTTTTGCCCCTTATCTGCCGCTGGTTCGGGCATAAGGATTTCGAGGAGGTATATTGCGTCAAATCGCCCCGAAATTGGTTCTGCCGCCAAAACAAACCCAACCGATACGACGTGGTGCATGATATTGTTTGCTCCCGATGCCGGCGGGTACATCGAACTATCCTCAAATCCCGAATTAGCCGCGCACAACTCCTGCATGACGGTTGGTTTATAATCGACGAATAGCCATGAAAAGCAAAAAAGCAAAGGAATTTATCGACGGATGCTTGAATCATCTTGTAATAGAGATGAGCGACCACGCCAAATGGCAGCTACGAGCAGCAATGAGCCATACAGCCGAACTCGCCGAGCAGGAGGCCGAGGAAAGGATGCGGGATAAAGCGATCGAAGCATTTTGCAAGGATTGCCCAATTTACTCAATACAAACAAGTAATGGGGGAAATTGCCCCGATTGCAGTGCATTAAACGCATTCAAACAAAGACTGAACGAGGAATGAAATTCACAACCCATTGCTTTGTCCGCGTCGAGGATGCGGAGAAGCGAAAAGATGTGATCGAGTGGTGTATGCATATTGGCTATGAATATATTTATCCCCCACAAGAAGAGAGATTAGGCGATAAGGTAATATGTGACACTTATTGTGTCGGCGTGGCTCATGACGCACAAACATTCACCGCCTTGAATTGCATAGACTGCGGCACCAACATCGAGCTGTTCAGGGCGCTGGCGGCGATGAACAACGAGAACGATCAGGAGCAATGGTACTCATATACGGAATATCCGACTAATGAGAGTAAAAATGGGGTTAGACGGCTTATTTTTAACGAACATACGCGATTCGATTCTTTTGTAGATGTACCATCAGGTTATTACCGCAAGGCTACAGTCGAGGAGATCGTCGAATATTTCAAAAACAATGAGAAATGAAAACAATTGAGGAAAGAATACAAGAATATGTGGCCAATGCCTGGGTCGAACTTGATCAATTCAATGAAGACCATGTAACTTTTGAAAATATCGTTACATCCGCCTGTGTTGTTGGCGCTAATTTCGAATATGAGGAATTGACCCGCTGGCGTGATCCGAAAGAGGAGCTGCCGCAAAATGGACAACTCGTGTTGTGTAAAACCTCTGATAAGAAACTTCCATTTGTCACTGTTAAATATGACCGTTCTGAATGGTGGATATATGTGTATCCCGGATGGGCTGGTATTGGTCATAAGATTATCGGCTGGCGGCCGATTCACGAAAATGAGTAAGATGCTCTGTGCATTTTGACTAACCAAGTAACTAACCAAGAATATCTATGAACACGAAATTCAAATCAGACTACGAAAAAGCCTGCAACGCCTATTTGCAGGCTTTTTTGCGAGAAACACGGCTATGATTATGAGGATGCTACGCGGAGCTGGGTCGGCGGCGATGTCGGCGGGATCACCGAATGCGCGGACTATATAGTTGGGATGGATGACATCATCACCGACATAGACCGGGACGCTCCGGAAGATGAGTTTGTAAAGTATTACGATTACTGTCTGCGGGTGGGGAGTATCGCCTGCGGCAAAATTAGTACGCCCAATTACAGCAGCTGGCTCTCGGGGTGTCCACGCATGAGTGAAGAACAGATCACCCGGCTGGAGGAGTTGCAGAGGGACATACGCAAGGCGGAAAGAGAGCTGGAAGAACAAATAAGGAAAGAGAAGTTTTAACCGGGAGAGGCAAAATCGCTCCCTTTTTTATTCATATGGCAGTAGATACATCTAAAAACGGTACAGTAGATCGTGCTAAACTTCTGGCAATAGAAAATAAATGTACGAGAATAATTCGAATTGCGGGGGTAACGTTTTATGTTGCTCCGGATAAGGATACACCAGAACACCGGAGGCACTTAATCCGCGTTTTGGAGAGTTGCGGTCGGCGATATACTCAAAAAGCAGGTAGCTATGAATCGGAGATTTGAGGTGAGAATCGACATTCCGAATAGTTGTGAATTGATTGGATGCAGATCGGACGGAAACATGGCAATTATTGTTTTCGAAGATTGCAGCGGCCCAGAGATCCGGCCAATCGGTTTTTGTCGGGAACATTCCGGAGAAGTACCGGACGCCTTCGAAGATGAATAAAAAAGAGGCAATTCCGAAGAATCACCCCTCACACCGATACAAATATAATGATTTATTCGGAATTTGCAAATGGGACGATATAGGAAAAACGAACGCAGAGGCGGGGCACGTGACGATTCCGAAATATACATCAGTTATTCACGGAATCGATTGCTCGAAATGATTATCTGCCGGGAAGCAAGGATGGGCGTGAGTTATCGCCATGATTTCGTCTATCGATTCAAGGCACACAAATCCTTGCCGTTTTTATGGCGGAAATTCAAAAGGAATATTAGAGAACACATTGACGGATGGCAGCAGGAGCTGCCTTTATTTTGATGAATTTGCGGAAAGGGAGAGGATAATAACCGTGCAATTCGGAATATATGATGTAGAATTACATCCGTTCATCCTATTGCATAATTGCAATTAGACGATAAAAGTGTTCTTTTGATTCATTCTGTTAATGTCGTTTCAAGCATTGAACTCTATTGGGCGGGAGCCGGACGTGAAGCTACTTTATAACGTATCTTTCGGGGCACACGAAGGAAGTGCGCCTTTCGCACGTTGTCGGGACATTGATGAAGATATAAAAGCCGATCTTATCCAGCTATTATATCGATTCTATCAATTCGCAGATTACGGCTACATAAATAGGGTAGCAGCATTCGCTGATCTCCAACAATGACATCAGATATTTAGTTTGTTCGTCCATAACCGTCGCATTTACCTTTGCAACAAATAAATTGGTGAATATCTTTCCAAAGCATTGTATTTATCTGTCCTGTCAGATAGGCTACTTCTTCGCCTTGCATCGGCATTGCGGATGCTACGGCGATGTCGTCGCACAGGTGCCGCAGTTCATGCTCGAAAGAGTTCAGGAATTGTGCCTGGGATGACGCCAATCCTACGACTACGACAGACCTTCGCCGGGTCTTGTTGGAATAGGTGAATCCCGAATCCATATCGGCCTTTTCCAAATTTTCCCGTACTCGCTCCATAATTGGCCTGGGACACTCTATCTGTTCCAAAGAAAAAAGGATAGAGCGCGTGTGATAGCCATGTACGGCGAAGTAAAACCGCACATGCCAATCATAGTTCTCTATCCTCAGATCCCGCAGCTTCATGTCGTTGAATACACTTTTTGAATCCTCACATACGGTCTTTCGAGCCGCGTTCTGGATTTGATTCTGTTACAGGACATCTTCCCACGGAACATTTGTTCCCGACCCTATCAGATCGGCGAAATATCGTGTGAAGGGCAGCCCGGGATAGGCGTCTTCATCGTCGATGAAATCCTTGACGAACAGGGCCAGGTGTTGTTCATCGGCAATGGATGATCCCCAGTAATCGGCCCGGGCCATATTCGCGACATATACACAGTCGTAGCCGTTGTCGTGCTTGAGCTCGATACCGTTCGTCTTGAGCAATTTGTCGATCTGCTCTTTGGTGATGGGTTCTATTTTCTTCCCGTCGCGGTCCTTCATGCGGCTGACGGCAAATTCACACATTTTCTTCGAAAAGGACCATCCGTTTTTTTCGAGGTATGCGCGAATATCTGCCGGCATGGAGTCCCTTGCGTCCAATCTTTCTCTGTCCATAGGTTTCGCTGTTAAAGAGAGGGGATTTCTCCCCTCTCCGGATTCGTTTTACCGGCGGAATCTGGAGTAGGGTCCGGTTCCCCGGACACCTCTTCGTTCGCCATATCCGTCGCTGCCGTATTCTCCGCCACGCTCACCGTAGCCGTCGGGCATGTAGCCTCCCGTGTGACGCTCCCCGTAGCCGTCGCGCATTTCGCGTTTGGCATCCTCGTAGCCACACTCGTAGGCTTCGCGCATCTTGCGTTCGATTTCTTCACGCTCGCCGTACCCGTCACCGCGGTACCGGCCTTCGATTTCCCACATTCTCATGATTTGCTTGTTTTAGCAGACATTTGCGATTTAAGAAAGGCGTCCAGCGATGACTTCATGGAGGCGAACTCCGTTTGCATCTGACGAAGTTGTCCCACCTCTGCCCGCAGCTCCTGGAGCTCCTTGTCGCGTTGCGCCTGACCCGCGTACGCGGGATTCACTTCGCGCATGATCTGATCGAAAACTTCCAGATTGGCCTTGTGTTTTTCGTAGGAATCCACAACGGACTGGCTCTGCTGCTTTGCCGCATTGATGGCGTCTATGAGCCGTTCGCGGGATGTCGTGACCGTGAGTCCGTCCTTTGTCACCATATCGGCATTTACCGGGACGACCCATTTCTGGTCCCCTACCGGGAAGCTGACGGAAGGCTGCGCCGGGGGAAAGTTCCCGGGAGCGGGGAAATAGGGCTGTGGCGCCTCTTCAAGCGTCGCCATGTAGTATTTGGGAGTTCCGCGCATATCGAGTACATATACCGGAGCGCCTTTGGTTAAATTCGCAAACATCTTCGGTTAATTGTTTTTTGAAAGCTCCGGAGGGGCGGTTTCCCCTCCTGAAGCCTTCGGTTTATTATTGGTTAAACGGCCCCTGTCATCAGTTGCAGGGTGTCGGTCTGTTTGTCGTAGAAGAGCTGGAATACACCCGTCCCCGGAATATCGGACACGGTGACATTGGCTCCGTTGTACGTGGTCACATTCTTGGTCACGCCGTTGGTTTCGAACAACACGGGAAGCGTGCCTGTCGTGCCTGCGGGTATTGCCTGCGACAGCTCGACCAGGACTATCCCCCTGTACCAGGAATTGGCAAAGGCGTGGTTTTGGAATGAGAACACGACATCGGCGGCATTGACCGTCACACCCGTAGTTTTGATGACCGGGATACCTCTGCGATTGACATACTGAAATGGGAATACTGCCATAGCATACCTCCTTTCCGTATTAACCCCAGAATCCGCCGTTGCCGCCGAGTCCGAACGCGGCACCGAAGCCCAGCCCGTATTGGGCGGCTACGCAGGCGGGCATCGCGTACACCTGCGGATTGGGAACCACGGTCGTAGGCGGCAGGCCGCACTCGATCTTTGCCAGCCGGTTGCTCAGATCGCCGATCGCAGCGTTGATGGGCGCTACGGCCTGGGCCTGCGACTGCATGATCGTCGCCGTCTGATGTTCTTGGGAGAGCTGCCCGGCCAATGCCGCGCTCTTGGCACGCTCGGCGTCGAGTTTGTTCTGCATCTCACGCATCTCGAGGGCACAGAAACGGTCGTTGATGACCTGCGTCTGGGCATCGATCTTCGAGCCGAGGGCATTGAACTGCGTGTTGGCGTTGCTCGTCAGGGTGTTGGTCTGATTGAGCGTTGCGAGCTGGCTTTCGTAGCCCTGGCGCTCGATGGCGGTGCGGACATCGCAGCAGCAGGAGGCCATCTGCGAAAGCACCTGTGCGTTGCCGGACTGCACGGCATTGATGATCTGCTGCGCCGAGAGGCCCGACTGTGCCTGGATGTTGCACAGAGCGGTCTGAATCTGCTGTACGGAACAGTTGAGCGAAGATGCGAGCTGGTTGATGGCGGTGCCGTTTCCCTGAATGGCATTCATCAGCAGCTGACGCCCTGCGTCGCCGTTCAGCTCGGCGGGAAGATTCGAGAGTCCGTTTCCGCGACCGCCGAAGCCACCCCATCCGTTGCCGCCCCAGAGAGCCCAGAGCAGGATCATCCACATCCACTCCCAGCCGTAGCCATTGCCGTAGCCGTTATTGCGGTTGTTTCCGTTCATCAACGCGGCCACGAGGTTGCCGTCCATTGCGCCACCGTTGTCGAACACTAAAGTTTTTTCGTTCATTGTTTTAGACTTTTACATTGTTGCGTCCGTTCGGCGGACGCTGCCGTTGAGCTCACAATGCAAAAATCGACATGAACGATGGGAGAATCAATCGTATCAGTCGCAGGTGGGACGGAGTTTGGACGCAATACGGACGAGGAGCATTTCGAACATTTTACCGCTTTGTTTGCGACGAAGATCGAATTGGGAAATCATCTTCTCTATGGGCCGTCGTGAGAAGTTCATCAGCGAGGATATGACCGGGGCGTGAAATCCCTGCCTCCAGAGGAAATAGACCAGTAAATACCTGGCATCCACGATCTCGGCGTTTTTGGCTTTGGATAGTATTCGCTCTTCCGAAATCTCCGTTTCTTGCGATACCGTGCCGGGAATTTGTCGGTAAAGTTCAGATTTGCACATATAGGATATTTCTCTTACCTTTGTTCACTCTCTTACCAAATAAAAATAAGTGCCAACACACTTGCAAAGGCTTTACAGCCCCTGTCGTGGTGTGTTGGCACCTTTATTATTAGCGGAAGGTAAGAGAGACGCTAATAAAGGCAGGGGCTTTTTTTACGCCCACCCCTGACGGGCGAAAGCTGTTAGAACAGATACTTTTTCAATGTCGGCCAAAGCAGGTAGAAGTAGATTGCCCCGACGGGAATCAACCCGGTTGCGAACAAGTTGCTGCTTTCGACCTGGCAATAGTAGAGTGTTCCTATCCCACCCACAATACAAACGAATGAGAAGAAGGCAAGGAAAAGCAGTCCGATTTTTTTAATTGTTTCCATAATTATAATTCGTTAAAAAGTTATTTCCGCCATAAATCCATACTTATGCTTCCTTGAACATAGGGGCCGTTATCGCGTGGGTCCCAGCCGAGGGATGCCGTGATATTGAACCTTCCGATGTTTCTGTGAAGTTGCCCTCCGATCCATACGCCACCCGTGCGATTAACGTAATAGACGCCTGCGGCAGGCCCGAGTTGCCATCGGTAGGGCGTTCGGATTATTTTCTGCTGCGTGATAGTACGTCCGTATGTTTCGATGTGTTCAAGGGTAGGGTGGCAGTCGCCCAGGGCTATTCCGCTCACTATGGCGAAGTAGCTGCTGTCGCGATATTCCCGGCGTTCGAATGGCAGCTGTACCGGCACACTGTCCCGGTTGGGATTTATTGTTACGGTGGTAAAGGTGGTATCCGCTGGGGCGAACAACCATTTCGGCACCTCTACCGAAATAGCCGAGGACAGTATTTTATGCGGTTGCGGTCTTTCGAAGTAGGCCGTATCGATTCGAGTATGCTCGATGATACGGACATCGACGGATCGCCTGCCGAGCCACCATCCGACAAGGAACAAGCCGGTCAGAAGGAGAATCAGGATTATTTTCCGCAGTACCATAATGAGTACGAGCTATCAACCGTTGATGAACAGGTCCCAGCCGGCCATCACGTCCGTCATGCAGGCATCAACGCCATTTTCTACGCGCGACATAGCTGCGACTATCGGGATCATCACATCGCGGTTGGTTGCCGTGATCCGTCCGTTTTCCGGGACGCCGGACAATTCGGATACCGTACGGATATATGCTTCCGTGTCATTCTCGCTCGGGGGTGCCCAGCGTGAAATCGTCTTCCGAATGGTGTCGAGCCCGTATTTACGGCTGTAAGTGTTCAGGCATTTGAACATCGCGCGGTATCCCCACGCCATAGATTCGAACTGCTTGAACGCAGCGTCGCGGGAAGGTTCCACCTCTCCCTTCCAATGGGTTCCGTCCTTGCGGATATTCCCGGGATTGTTGTTACGAAGTCCTCTGGTCATTTTTTTGTGCTGTTTAATATGTTTTCTACATCTTCAGGATTTACATTGAGCTTGCGGGCTATTTCTCCGGTCAATGCTTTTCGAAACAGACGTAAGAATGGAAAGTTCGGACTGATGATTAAAGCGTTGCCACAGCTCGACCATGCTTCTGCCAGGCAAATGGCAGAACCCAGGATCACGGTCGTAATCTTCGTTTCGATACCTCCTGTCGTAACGAATTTATCGATGAAAACGAATACTACGATCAGATTGAAGTAAACTGCCAGCTTGAATATCGTAGCCCGCAGGAGTTCTGACAGGATAAATTCTCCGCGCTTTCGAGCGACGCATATTCCAAACAAAGCGTCGAAGGCTACGGCAATAAGCACCCCATAAAGTACGAGCTGATACCCAGCGAAGAAATTCACGATAACGATCAATAGTCCTATAAGCCATCCTTGCACGGTCATAAGTGCTTCGGACAGCTTTGTAGCAATACCTTCCAACACCTTTTTCGTTTTATTAAATATTTTGTCCATAGTTATTATGTTCACGCTATGGGAATGTACTACCGTTGGTATTTCTTAAATCTTTGTCCAGGTCGTATGGTCGGTATCTCTCTTATATACATATCCGTTTTGGATGCGTAATCCGGCTTTTCCGATCAGGACTTCGAAAATATCTCCCGTGAATACCGCGTAGTTGCCGGATCCTTTCACGACGGCTATTCCGTTGGGTGCAATCAGGTTCTTGCGGATGTCAGTCACGAAAGAAAAAGTAATAGCCTCGACAGCTGCGGATGCCGCGTTTCCGAGTCCTCCGGGATAGGATGCTTCCACTGTTACTTTTATGTAGTAGTATGCCGGGGTCGTAAAACGATACCTAATGTTCTTGTTGATCTGTATCGATCCCGTTCCGGCATCTGCAGAAGATTGCCGGAATATCGTGTCGGTAGTATTGGCTGTCTGGTTGATAATTTCGATCTTCACGCTTCCTCCGCCCCGGATCGTCCCCTTGACTTGTGCCGACATCTGCACCTCCGCTCCGCATTTGAACTGGCTGGAAGTCTTGAAAGCCGAAACGAAAGGCTTCGTTTGAGAGGTTATGACCGATACACTCTCTGTCGTTTGACTCGACGGGACTTCGGAAGAGCCCAAAACCTGTCTTACGCTGTTTATGTTGTTAGTAGTGAGTATGATTTTGTTTCCGCTTGCGGTCGCATCGCTCACCTCTACGGAATCGTTTTTGACCTGCATGATTCCGATAGTTCCTTTGGTTGCGTGTACTTCTCCGTCGGCGTGTACTCTGAACACGGCTTTTCCCCGGTTCATATAGTCGGCACCCGACCAGAAGGGCACATTGTCTTCCTGCAAGCCGCTCACTCCGGCCGTCACTTCGTCTTGTGCATTTTTCAGCAACAGGACATTTGTCATCACCAGACCGCCTTTCACCTCGGTACTTCCGTCTTCCATAGCCTGCTTGAGGTACTCTGTCGATTTGATGGATTCGTCGATCGCGTCGTCGATCAGGTCCGACATGGTGCTGCTTACTTCGTAATAGTCGGAAAATAACTTTCTGAACTCGGTGCCGGTTATCTCGGATGTCGTACTCATATCGGCCAACAGGGGCGTGAGATAATCTTCGAGCCGTTGGAAATATGTCGTAAAGGTATCCGCGGGTACGTCATACTTTGCGGCATTTGCAATGATACTCCAATATTCGTTCTGTATGCGTACCCATTCGTTGGCCACCTGTTGTTTATCGGAGGGTGTCAGACTCGAATCCGAGGCGATGTAGTCCACATTGAGCTTCACCTGCTCGATTTGCGCCTGTACATCCTCCTCGGCCGTGATGTATCCCGTGGGCGCCTTGTTGCCTTCCGTGAGCTGAATGTCATAGATCAGGACACGATTCGTTTTGCCTCCGGCATCGAACTGACTGTACGAAGCCGAGATGCGGTCCAACGTCTTTCCCTCCTTTGTGGAATAGACAGTTTCGACAAGACTCGTCTGATTCCCGTAAATGGGTACGAACTCCATCGTGCCGTCCGTATAGATGAACACGAAGTACATTCCCCGAACGGTCGAGGACATTTCATACAACAGTTTCCACCGCACTTTGAAACTGTACTGCATATTCTCCTGAAACTTTATCCTGCCTCGGAAGATGTCGGCACGGGTAGAGTCTCCGGAGGAGATGATCTTCTGCACGGCCCGGTAGTTCACGCTCTGGTAGCTGCCGTCGGTATCGCTGCCCGTGAGTACGATGTCCGTTTTTCCCTGCGAATTGTTGTTCCAGTCGGAAATATACACTTTGGCGATATAGTTGCGGGCCCCGAACTGCAAGCCGTCCACCTTGCCTTGCGATATGGCGTCCGCAATGAGGTTTGAAAAGCGGGCGACCTCGGAGGTGTAGGCTGCGAAACGGGTGTTGTAATCCGTGCGCTGGCTCTGGGTGAGCGTCGTGTCCGTGTCGTTGTTCACGGCTACGGTGCCGGTGAGGAAATTCACCAGCGAGTTGTAGGCCGTCGAAAGGGCCGTAATGGAGATGCCGTAGGTATCGGCGTCGGACTGGTAGGCGGCGAACTCTTTCTGCATCTGCGCGAGGGTGTTGCGCAGCACGGCTTTCTCCTCGCGGGAGATCACCTGGTCGGAGGACATCTGCCGCAGGCGCACCTGGCTGTCATCGACCAGCTGCCAGTCGTCCGCAGAGGCGGTTTCGCCGTCCCCTTTGTCGGCATTGGAGATGTAAAGGGTCGTGGTGAGCGAACTTCCCGATCCCGAAGTGCGGAACCACACGTCGTTCACCTCATAGGGTACGGACGGGGTGGCTGAGCCGTAGAATACCCGGGCTTTGGTCCCGGCCAGCCCAAGGGCTTTGCGGGCTTCGGCTATAGCCGTAGCGCTGCCGCTGTCCGCAATACGGTTCCACTGATAGACGCCGTTCTCGAAGACGAATTTGTAGCTTTCGTAGGACACTGCACCATCGGTGGTGATCTTCCGATCGTAGCCGTCGTTGATATGTCGCTTGCGCTCGGTGTCCGTGGTCCACTCGCTGGCGGGGTAGTTGTCGAGCGTCGGGATCTCCTCGCCGCCCCAGGAGATGATCGACTTGTCGATCTGGTCCTGCAAGTCGGGAATGATCGTCTCATTGATGTTGTTCACGACCCCCTGTAACTCCTGCGAGAGTTGGTAGGCTCCCTGCGCTGCGGTGTTGATCGCCGTCTGGATATACTCATTCGCCTCCTCCAGCCGGGTACAGAAGGCGCTGTAAGCATCGTTGAACAGGGCGTACTGCGAATCTACGCCGGCCTTCTCCTCCGGTGTGGCGATGCCGTCGTCTGAGGCGGTTCGAATCGCAGATAGCAGATCGGCCACAGCGGTGTCGAAGGTACTCTTGGCGGCTTGCAGGTTCGATTTCGCCGTGCCCGAAAGCAGCGAATTGTTGTAAACGGTCGTATAGGAGGCGTCGGCGGATTTCTGCGTCTCTTCGACGCTGTTCGTATATTTCTCGATGGATGATGCTTCGGCCCGCGAGATAACCCCGTCGGCGAAGGCTTCGTCGGTGAAGTTCTTCAGAGAGGAGACGTCCGCAGCCGCGGCATTGGCATCCTGTTGTGCTGTGGCAGCGGCTTGTGCGGCTTCCCGGGCCGTCTGATCGATCTGTTCGATGTCGAACTCCTTCTGGAACTGTCCTGTCTCGGGGTCGTAGAGCTTGCCTTGCTTCCAGCCTGCCTCCGGGGTGAATGCCACGCCGACGCCGTTGTCCCCGACCATTCGGAACAGCTTGCTCTGTGTGTCCAGCAACACCTTCTTGTCCAGGCTGCTAATCATACCTTGCAGGTAGATATTATCCAGATAGGCCGAATAGCCCGACATCTGGATCCCGAAGACGGAGAGGTTCGTAAGGTCGCCGAACTGCGCGGCGATATTCTCGGCCGTGAACTCCCAGTCGCTGACATTGCGAAGATAGCGCTGGTAGGTGCGCGTCGAGTAGCGCGAGCTCCGCCGGGCGGGATTCGTGAACGAGCCGTAGGCCACGAAGGTCATCGACTCCATCGGGTCGAGCTGTTTGGTAAAGGTGGCCGACAGGGGGCGCAGCTCGTAGCGGAACCGCTCGTTGCGGTCGCCCAGGACTTCCGTGATACGGAAATAGACCGTGGCGAAGCCTGCGAAAGTGCGGTTGCCCCGGCCGTCGTCGGAATCTGCCGTCGCATTGTTCGACGGGTCGAAGTCGTGGAAGATACCCATGCAGATATCCCCGACAGCTACGGCGCCGATCTCTCCCTCTTCGAGTTTGAGCGTTACGAGCTTCTGCTCCTTGTCCACGCTCTCGATCACCCCGGCGCCCGGAGCGCTCCAGTCGTCCCCGACGCTGATGCCCACACGGTTGTACCGAAGCTCCGGAACCTCCAGAAAACGACGGATGAAGAGGCTCTCCAACTCGCCGGCGCCTTTTTCACTTATAAACCCGCCCACTCCGGTAATACCGGAGGCATATGATGGTCCAAATTGTGCCCCTGCGTTGAAAGTCATTCTACCTTTGAACGTATCGGGTGCCTGCTTGTTGGCAAACTCCCATATTGCCCTTCGTGCAGAATAAGCATTTGTATCGGTCGGGAAAGTATTATCGTATCGGGTGATTAGATATATAGCCGCTCCATTCTCCGCAATGCCTATACGTTGGGAATAGAGCGATGCTTTCACGTCCGATTCAATACTGCCCAGGCGGGAATAAGGAGTATTGTCGCCTATCGTATAGGTTGCGATGTACTCGTTGTATAGTTTTTTTTCATAACCTTGAATCCGGGAAAGACGACCGTCTATACCGAATTGAGGACCCATTAATCGTACAGCCTGTCCTGCTTCGTAGTTTTTTTCGTTGTGTGTACAATACACGGGATTCGTTTCACAGTCATAGACTGTCGTGTCGCTGCTATGTTTGGCAGCATAGGAAGTGCCGACCTCAAGAAGTTCTTGTTCTGCTTCGTCTATGCGTTGCTGGGGGAGTTTGACGCCTGTGAGTACGAAAGTGTCAGGCCCTCGGTCATCATCTTTTCCACGAGGACGCATGTTTTCATTCGGTATAATCTGCTGACTTTCGCCGGACGTTTCGACTTGGGCGATGATTTCAAATTTCTTGTTGAATCCGTCTTCGGGTTTCCAGGTCGCGGGGTCGATATTGTCGCCATTGTCGTCGATAAGGGCGAGTTCGAAATCCCAGCCGATCAAATCGCCGCTCGTAAAATGTGCCCCCAGCGTTTCTCCTTCGATTACGTCTGAAGGTAGAAATGGCGTGTCGTTGCATACCATGACGTATGCCTTGTCGGTCTGCCCTTCAATGATTGTCCGATCGATAGTTTCTACCGAAGTGACGGTTTCCGTGTTCTTCGGGTAGATGTCGTCGAAAAACACTACGACTTCCTTGATTTCGTTTTTTGTAAGTCCGGGACGTGCGTCTATGTATTGCTGCCCATCCGGAAGCCGTAACCGGACTTCGGAAACGTGGTTCGTTACGCCGCCCTGTTCGGATTGTCCGTATTCTTTCGTCAGGTTGCGCGTGGAGCCGAATACATAGAAACGGGTCCCGTATTCGGAATCGTCCCCTTTCTTGGCCGGGATGCTTTTGACGACTTCTCCGCGTTTGAATGTTTCCGGCGTTCCGAAGTTCAGTTTTCCGAAATGCAGGGTTACGATACTGCCGTTCTCCTCGGTCCACCATTCGACATCGAAAGTCTCGGCAATGGATGATAAGGCATCCCAACAGGTATCGCCATTGAACGATACGAGCTTGTTGGTTTCCGGATGTTCGACATTTACACTTCCCATCTGCCAGTTGTTTCCTCCCAGTGCCTTGTTCATGTTGGCGACGATGAGCGCCCCGAAGGATGCCAAGTCTGTCGTGTTGTGGAATACAGCTTCAGGATTATCGCCTCCCAGCCAGAAGCAGATGAAATTTTTCATGTGGTTTTGCTGCGCCTGGAACTGAAGCGTGTATTTGTAGCCGCCGGTTTTGTTGTCGAAATCCGGATAAACCTCCGACATGATTTCGAATTTGCGGCCTTTGTAGGTGATGTATGATCCGAGGGGGAAATCCAGCGGGGTAAGCAAACTAAAGGGGAGTTCGATGTAATAATCCCCCATAAGTGCGTATTTGATAATGGCACTCGTTGTTACGGGCGCATCGTATATCGCTTTACCGGAAGGGTTGTATATTGTCATTTCGTCGATATATGTATCCTGTGCCATCACAGGGTCGATACAAAAGTGTGGGGTTTCGGCACATTATGCAAGTAATTTTAAGAAAAAATACAGAAAAACGCCCCGGTCTTTTGACCGGGGCAAGAGGGGGTTGCTTCCATCCGTATTTTAAGGTTTAAGCCATGAACTTTGCGGCTTAACGATTAGACGAGCGTTGTTATATGCCATCTTCAATGTTAAGCATGTGCGCGCTGTATAGGTATTATTCCCTATTTTATGCGTGGCTAAAGCTAAATCCGGATTGGGTGATCCAGGGGTAAGGCATAAGGGCAACAGAAGTTGTATTTTCCCTTCGTAATACTGGGGGACAGCTATTTTGTAATTTGACCTTGCTTTTTTTTGGGCTTCATTAATCGCGCCAACGAGTCTTCTGCGCATTTCGTCTGAACTCAGCCCTTGCATGTGTGCAGGAAATCTGTCCATGTTGTCCGCAATGATATGGTCGATTTGAGGGACTACCCTGCATTGAGGATTGAAAATCAAATCCTCGGGTTTCTGGAAAAAATCAGCAATGTCCGGAATATTATCGCCGAATTTGCTAATTAGCTGAATATCGCTTTCCCTGACAAATGCCTTGAAAACATAAGGCGATAAACCTTTCTCGGCTACATCTGGCCTATTGTTGCGTTCAGCAAGAGCAAATATGCTTTCCAAATTTGCAGTTACAAGTCCAGTATTGAAACATGCAAAATTGTTATCAGAAGAAAAGGATATTTTATTTTCAGATTTAATTTTGCGGAAAGTATGTTCGATATAACTTTTCAAAATGGAATATTTGGCTTGCGTAGCATCTGAGAAATCCCATGGTTCCGGATCTGCTATATTATTCGCAAGATATTCAATAGATGCGTCATAATTAGGGAACCAACAAAAGTCAAAAAGAGCCGAATGAAATTTTTTCATAAACGTAAGTTTTTTATATTGTCAATAAATAAAAAGACCGCCATGTAATATTATGACGGTCTTATTGTATCCTTTATGTTCGATATTCGTGGTTACGGATAGACCCGTACGTCTATATTTCATTATATGATGCAAATATAATACACGTTTTTTCGAGGTGCAAATTTTTTGCCAACTTTTTAGTTGCACTATGAAAACGTAGCCGAATACACGTTTATTGTCCTAACGTATGGAAATGATAAAGAGCGAAATTCGTAAGATTGGAGAAGAACTGCAATTGATTTGATAAGGATGGGGAGGGGCTAACGCATCATTTTACGATGAATAGCAGAAGCGAGTAAAAGGCTGGGATAGATTCCCGGCCTTTCCTATTCGCGTGCCGCCCGATCTGCGGGGTTGGGTTCTCGGAATTTCACTGCTAATTTACAGGCATTCAATCGATAATTTTCAAATTGAGTGCTGTTGCTATATAAAAGATTATACGTATTGCCTAAATCCGGGACATATAGTGTTACGGTTCCTTTGTGTAATTCTGCAACAAAAGCAGCATAGTTAGATAAAAATGCCTCTTGTGATGTTCCTTTGATCAAAAATGTCAATGTTACGTCACGTTCATTTACAACCGGTGAATCCGGAACAATAATATCTATTCCGTTTTGTGTTGGATCGTCATTTTCGACAAATTCTTTGAGAGATGGAGGTGTAAGGAGGGCTGCATATGCTCCTGAAAGCATGGCAACTCCCATTGTAGATAACGGTTTGTTATTTATAGTTACTTCTGTTGTTGGCATGTTTTATAGGTTATCAAGTTTTCGATTTATTGCAACAAGAGTTTCGCCCATTGCAGGCAATATGCGGGTGTATGTTCGAATATCTGCGACATTACCATTCAATTGAATCATAATATCTCGGATGTCGAAAGTCACATTACGCGTATCCATATTGATCGATCGAAGCAGCTCCATACCATTGACAAGGATGTTCATTTTACCTTGCATGTCAGTAAAGCGACCGTTGAGTTCGTCGCTTGTGTCTTGGGACATTGCCTGAAAACCGCGTGAAGTAGCATTCTGGGTAGATGCCTGATTGTCGGATAGCAGAGAACCTGCCCATCCATATTTATCATCTAAATATTTTTGTAAGTCATCAGCCATTTTATAGGCCTCCTCTTGTTCCTCGGCTGAAAATACCCCATCTAACCAGAACTCTTGCAATTTCTCGCGAATTTTCTTCATGGCTTCGGAAGATTGTATGGCAGATTTAATACTTTCTATTACCATTTGACGCATCATATTCCGAACCACATCTCGTGCGGTTCTTGCCCGATCTTCCCCGTTTGCCCATGCATCGGCGTAAGCTGTTGCGAAATTATCAATTGCAGATTTTAGATCTTCGCCAAAAATTGCATCTAAGGCCTTTTCCTTATTTTCTTCTATTTGTTTATTTATCTCATCAATTTGATTTTCCCATTCTTTGATTCGTTCTTCATCCGTGTCTTTTTTACTACGCTCTTCTGCTATTTGATTTTGTATCAATATTTTTTGCTGTTCGAGTAATTCATTTTGTTGTTCGATAAGTTCAGAAGCATCTGTAGAGTATGCCTCTTCAACGGCCTCCCCGAGTTCATCATATGATTTTTCGAGAGCATCAATTTGATCTTGTAAGCGCTGAATGTTACGTTCTTTTCGTCGATCTCCGCTGAAAAGGTTTATCAGGCTGGTGATAGCCGACACAGTTCCTTGAATGCCTTGAACAATATTTCCAGATGCGAATCCACTCACAGCTTGTGCTGCTCCGCCTACAGCACCTGCAATGTTGTTAATGGAGGCCGTCGTGTCTTCATCTGCTCCCAATGCTGACGCAATAGAAGACACACCGCTTATCGATGCAGCAACGATGTCAATTGCCTCCGCTACTGCTTGCCAGGCATCTTCACGTAGCTTTACAGCTCGAAGATCATCCCCATCTGCAAGTGCCTTTTTATAAGCCTTGAAGTTTGCCGAAATACTTGCGAATGGATTCTTCCGAGTGGCTATATCTGCTGCTTGGTCAAGTTGATCGGTTACTGTTTTCAGATTGATAGGGTCGAGGTCGGCATCTTGGAGCAGTCTGTTTATGTTGTCAATAATACGCAATATCTCACGGCTCGACAAGGCGTCGAGGTTTTGGAACAGATTAATCCAGTCATCGGTTTTCATCAGTTCGTCCACCTTGATTTGTCCGATTTCCTCTGTTTCATGTTTGTCGATTTGAGGAATAAGGTCGGAGCGGCCGTTCTTTGTTGCTGTTTCCCTGTCTTTGGCGTGTTTCTCGCGTATCTTGGCAATCTTATCCTCCATCGTACCGTATTTCTCGACAATGGTATTTAGGCTGGCCGCAATTTCCGCTTGGTCGATCTTGATACCCAAATCGGTCGCTTGCTCTTTGGTGATATTTCCAGCCTTCAGAGCATCTTCTACCCACTTGCGGAACTCCTCGTATTTGTCTTTTATGCCTTTGATGCGGCGATCTTCTTCCGAGAGCGTGTCATCGGTGATCTGCTTGTATATCTTGTCAAGCTCTTGGGCGTATTTCAGTTCTATGGCAGCTCGGTCATCGGCATTTTTTTGCTGAATATTCGATTGCCTTTCCTGAAAATCTTTTGTTTGATCTGCAGTTATGATTCCACCCTGCGCGGCTTTAAGTTTCGATTTATCCTGCTCGAGTTTGTTCATTTCCTCTTTTGTGCGCAAGTCTATTTCGGCCAGCTCTTTCTGCTTGCCATCTTTCAAAATATCGATGCGCGATTGCTGAAGGGCTTTATCATTGGCGAGAATAAGATCGGATAGCTTTTTCTGGGCTTTGGCGGCATCCGTCACCGTTTTGCCCGAAACGCTGTATTGTTTAATTTTCGAATCGTATTCGGCGATTTTGGCGATCAGCTCATTCCATTTCGCTGTCCCTTTCAATGAAACGTCCATCGCTTCGAGAGCTGCTTCCGCCTCCTTCTTCTGTCCTTCCCAATAGGATTTGTTGCGATTGGTTTCTTTTCTGTCTGACCGTAGGGATGATATTTCATTTTGTTTGGTTGCGATTTGAGATAGATTCGACTGTTTAAGCGACTGATAATAATCTTCGCTCTCACCATACAGAGGAAGCAAATACGGGGCTTCTTTTTGCTTATTGCGTGCATTCTCAATTAAACGGTCGATTTCTGCGTTTTGGGCTTTCAGCTCGTCGATATTGCCCTGCAATGTGGCAATCTTGACCTCCGCAGGGGCAGCGTCCCACTCGGCGGCTTTTTGTGTTTCTTTTAGTTCATAGAGCTGTTTGCGGTACTCGTCCAACTCAGCCTCTGCATTTTTATAAGAAAGACTAAGTCCGGCCATTGCTGTCCTATCACCGAATTTCATAGCATCTGCTATCGCTTGATCTAACCTTTTGACCTTTTCGAGGGCGGCATCATACTGCTCTTGCAGATTGTTCTCCTTGCGTGTGTCGTTGATGTCGTTGAGCTCCTTTGTAAGATCGATAAGCGACAGGAGCTTGATTTCCTCCTCGCTGTACCGCTGCAACAGTTCGGGGTAGAGACGTATCAGCTCCTCGTAGGCTTTGCGCTTGGTGTAGGCCGTGCTGACCTCGTCCTGCATGGTCGCATGCAGCTGCTCGGCCTTATTCTTCTGTTCATCGAGCTTCTGATTGTAGGCGTCGATGGCGGCGTTTACCTTTTCGTAGGCTATCTCCTCTGCGGATTTCGCCGTGATAATCTTGTAGAGTGTGACGGCAAACGCGGAGGCGGCCGCAGCGATCAACACATAGGGATTCTTCATCAAAGCCGCATTCAGTGCCTGCGTCTTCTTGGTCAGCGTTCCCATTACGGTTTGGAGGGTGGAGAGACCGAAAGCGTGGGCGAGCGTTACCGTCCTGTGTACCCTTTCCGTTGCCGTCAGGACAACCAGAGCCGCCTTATATGTACCATAGGCGACGACAAGCTGGGCGACAATGTCCAGCACCTGATTATAGTTCTCGACGAGTGAAATCGTGCCTTTGAGTGCACCTGCAATGATGCCTTCTTGCGACTTGCCGAGGTCGTTGAACATCATGTCGAGAGCATCGCCGAGATTGGAGATGAGGCCCGTAATGGTTTTGGATTGCTCCTGCATGAGGTTGTGGAACTTCCCGCCCTCGTTCGTCATGCTTTCAATAGCCTTCTGCACCTCTGGAAAGCCTATTTTGCCTTCCGTGACCATCTGTGAGATTTCCGCGCGGGTCTTGCCGAGTTGCGTTGCCAACTCTCCCGCGAGGTCGATGCCTCGGCTTTGGAACTGCATTACGTCACGCGTGTATAAACGCCCCTGTACGGCCGTCGTGCCGTACAACCACGTGAGGTCTTGCAGGTTCAGTCCCAGACCGGCCGCAACATTACCGAGCCGAGTCAGTGTGTTGGTAATATCCTCTGCTGCGAATCCATATGCGAGAAGCTGGCGGGCGCCGCTGGCCACGCCTTGCAGGTCAAACGGCGTTTTGGCGGCCAGTTCGACCATTTGTGACATCAATGCATCAGCCTTTTCTTTACTTTGGAGCAGAGTTGCGAAGGCCACTTCGAGCTGTTGAAACTCGCCACGAGTTTGCGCGATTTGTTTCACCAGCCCCGCAAGCGACACTCCGACGCCGATTTGTCCGAGGGTGGTAGCCAGGCGACGCATTGCAATATCCATACGGTCGGCGTCCGTCACGACACTGGACGTTACGGTTTTGGCCGTTTTCTGAAGTTCACGGAACTTGCGAATTGCTTCATCGTTATCTATGACTACGGTAAGGTTTATACTCATAATACGATGACGGTTTTATCTTTATTGATTTCTACCTTTGATCCGCTGATGTTCACGACTTTTATTACGGCATAATTCGAAGCGTTGATTGTGGCCGAGGCTCCATGCATAAGAATGACAGTGTGGACGAAATCTACTCCCGAGGCTTCTATTTCAGCCGACGTATTGCCGACTAAGCAAATGTATTTTCGCTTGTCGAGCCTTATGCATCCGCAATCCACATACATGTTGCAATCACTCACTTCGTTTTTGTGAGCTTGAAATATTCCCAGCGGAGGGAAATTGTTTTTATGGCAAAATTCAAGTCCTTGTGGCGTAAAAAACAGAGAGGTCAGGGAGTGAAAATTTTTCACTTTGTCCAGTCGTTCGCAGGCGCCGAGTGCGGACGCGGATTTTAGGATGTTGTCAAGCATATAAATTATTTCGTTTGTTATCGTTTGCCTCCTGCCATCAGAAGAAGTGTGTTCATTGCATTAGGATCGTTCATGTCAATTATATCGGGAACTTTTGATTGTTCATTGTTGGGAATATTAGTTGTTGATTTACTTTTACAATCCGTTTTTAGAGCGTCGGAAATCATAAGCTGTACGTTAGCCCATGAAATCCCCCAAAGAATATATTCAAGAGTCCAATGATAGCGGTTTATAAGATTATCTATTTGTCCCCAGATACTGCGCCCTCCGTAGTGGCTATCCGCTCCGCTGTTGTCGTTGGGGAAATCATTACCCGCAGCGTTCTTACCAAGCGAATAGCGTTCATAAAATCCGCGTAGTAGGATTGAAATACGATGGTGGACAAAATGTTTGTAAGAGCTGTTGTATCCATTGTAGGGGACCAGTATATAAGTTTTGTCCGCTCTTTTAGCATATCTTCGATTTCTTGTTGCGTCCGAAGTGTGGCGATAGCGATTATTTCGGCCACCTCTTTTGATTTTTCGGAGCATATGGTCCACATACGTTTAACAGCACCCTCCATCTGTTCGTCGTCGAAAATCAGATCAAGGTCTATTAGTCGGCGACTTATCATCGCGAGTCGTCCGAGTTGGAGGGGGTATAGGTAAAGGGTTATTTGTTCTTTGTCATTGCCTTCAATCTCGAACGATTCAATTTTTTCAGTCAGTGTGTCAAGTGCACGTTGTTCTGTAAGGCGGCCGACTTCTTCTTTTTTCATATTATAAACTATTGTTTTTGCTCCCGCCCCGTCCTCGAGACGTGATGCAAGTCGTCAGCTTTCCAGCGGGATAGAGAATTTACAAAACGCTCTTGGTATATTCCGGAGTTGTAATCGGCCACCAGGAATAACCACCTTGTTCCGGAGCTAAAACTTTCGCAGATACTTGAATTTGGAGCGGGTCGGTTTTATTGATTCCACCACCCAATGTCGCTACATATTTTAACCTTGCAAAAGCGATGGAGCCTCCACTTTTGGAATCGAATACGAATGCTTTTACTCCTTCGTAAATCTCGCCTTTTGCAGGTTCTGTAGTTCCGAAGTAAAATTCCATCGTGTCGTCGTCAAAATCTACGACATTCCAAGTAACTTCTTTTGTGCCTGTCGTTTCGTCGATTGCAGAGTAAAATGGGTCTGCTTCTCCTTCCCGATAAAAATCATTACTGGAAGGTATCGCGAAATTGGTGGAAACACCACCATTATAAGGCTGACTGATTTTGGTGAAAGCCTTCATTAAGTCGGCAGCCTCAGCGTCTTTTACTCCTTTCGGGAGAGGATTACCTGCATGAACGGCTTTCAGTCCGATTATTTGTCCCATGTTTAATATTTTTTAAGTTTTACTTTGAGGTTTGAAAATGTGTAGGAGATCCCCTCCTCACTAATAAGAGTTTCATCGCTCACATCAAAGAACCAGCGTTCGTTGATAGGGTAGTATCCTAGTGAATCGAAAGCGAGACGAGTTAGTTCGTTCAGACGGTTGCGATCGGGGTAGCGTTGCTCTTCACGACCGATTGTCGGTGTTGTGTCCGGTACATAAATGTTTACATTTACGGTTGCCACCTGCGAATCTCCGACGACATTTGACAATGAGCCTACGACGATAAATTCTCCCGAAGGATTATTCGGGTAGTGGTCCGCATACATCATCGGCACGGTCTTCCCTAACAGCGAATCCCGGATGCGATCCCAGACGAGTTTGAATATTTCCGTAGAGGTCAGGTTCATCGCTTTTTCGATTTTAAGAATCGAGCGAACTCCGCTTTGAGTTTTTCAGCAGTAGATTCCACCCAGTTTCCCGACCCTTCGAGAACGTCGAAACCTTTAGCCTCGACATATTTCGCGTATTCCATACCGGCTACCCATACGAGATATGTTTTGTTAGCGGGAAGTTCACGGGCGACAGACCGGGCATGTTCAAGCCCTTTGGCATGAGCTTCATCGGCACCTTTGTTCCCTTTAGGATTGCCGTCCGGTCTGACACGGCGGTTATACTTGAAAGATTCAGCAATGATTCTTCCGTATTGTACCACAACATACCCGATGGAGTTGCGTAGGTTACCCGTGTGATCGGTATAACTACCGTGTTCGCGGGCGTACTTCACCACTCTTTCCCCCAACGCCGACAACCATTCTACAGCTTTTCGGTCGTACTCTTCTTTTGCTCGCGCAAATTCAAGTTCCACCTCACGCCAGTTGGTACACTTTACAGCCATAATCTCGTGTTTTCGTAACGTTGTCCGCTTTTGTAGAATCCCTGTACCGGATACGACGCCGTGTCCTTGTCTTTCGGTTTGGCCTCAGTGCGGAGCGAACGGTCGAAGATGTTGAATCCTCGGCTGTCGAATATGCGTACTTTCGTCCCGATAGGAATTGGCTGTGTATCTGCAGGCATCGTAACCTCGAAAGAGTAGAGGAAGGCATCCCCGTTTTGCCCTTTGATTTGCTGTGCTCGTCCATTCTGACGGGCATTGCATCGTCCGATGACACGCCATTCATGCGCACCTTCGATCCACGAACCATCAGGATTTTGCGAGGCGTCCTCCTCGTACCACATTTCGAGCGTATAGGGGAATCTTACCATTGGTCGGAAATGTCGGTAATTTTCGATCGAGTATCGAACTCTTCGGCAATATCGTCCAGCCCGTTTTCCTTTGCGATATGGAAAATGCGCTTTTCCAGTTTGTCCGTGTACGACAATGAATAGCCCCCGTTGCTCTCACTCGCAAGAACAATGAGATTTCGCAGAATGGCGATTGTGGCTTTTGCCACGCTAATTTTATCGGTTACCGTATAGTCTGCTTGAGTGTCTATTCCCTCGTCAATGCAGGCCTTTTCTTTGAGGAAAGGATCCACATCGTAAGGATACAGACTTGCCGATATTGCCTCGAAATTCTTCATACAACTACGATTCTACGGTCAGCGAATAGATGCCGTTGATTTCGGTGATAACCGGAAGTGACAGCGACTGTGCTTTCGTGAACTCTACGCCGTTAGAGTTGTCGGTTTCGCCCTTGCCCCACTGTGAAATGCGGATGCGTCCGTAGTTAGAGTAGGTGACACCCGGCTCTTGCCGCAGCTCGTTGTCGGCATAGGCGTTCTTGATGACGCCCAGTTTGCCCGCAGGTACGAACACGAGGTTCTTGTCGTTCCACGGCGAATACTCCGTAAGTTTACCGTTATCCTGAATACGGGTCATGCGGCGGATGACTTCGAATGTCGGGAATCCGTTCGAACGCATAAACTCGTTCAGGTTCGCCAGCAACAGCGGTGTGGACGACTTGTCACTACCGAATACCGCCAACTTCATCTTCTTGTTGCGGAGGATATACGACAGGCGTTTCTGCGAGAGCAGAATGCGGTCGAACGTAACTTTGTCCTGTGCAGCATCGAGGATGGCTTGAATATCCTCCAGCGTATCGACCGTATCTTTATTGCCATCCGTCCATAACGTTTTCGCGGTGGCAATGTTCTCGCTCGGCATTTTGTAGTCGATCGTACCGCGCACACCACCCTCTGGGTTATTGGACGCGTCAAACGTGAATACGCCTTTGTTCGACAATGCTCCGAGGAAGATGATGTCCAGTTTCGATTGCACGGAGTTCACGACCTTCGTAACATTGTTCCACATCAGATTGATGAGCTGCTGTGTCTTGGCCGAATCGGACAGCATCCGCGAATCGAGAATCTGCAACACCTTACGATACTCTTCGATAGGCATCGAATAAGACATCTGGTGGGTTAATACCTTCTGCTTGATCGTTTCCAGTCCCTCGGTTCCCATGATAGGCTCCTTACCTTTGGAGTCGAGCGTTGCAGCGGCGACGCTCAAATTGTACGAGCCGATCAACTCCTCGAAGTTCAGTCCGACGGTGGGGGTGTCCCAGTCGAGGAATCGCTCGTAAATATTTTGGTCGAATAGCCGCTTACGCAGTTCAGAGGCGGCATCGATGCGAATCTGCACCTGTTTAGTCAGTTCGCCGAAAATGGATGAATAAAATACTTCGTTCATTGTTTACCTCCTCTTTTACTGTCGTACATACTTGATTTCGGGGTTGTTCTTCAGGCTGTAACCCTGAAGCCATGCAGCAGGGACGGGATAGGCTACATCCTTGAGGATGATACCTGCATATCCGGCCGATACGGTCTGGAATCCGTTATTGGCGGAATAGACCATGTCGGTTTCGACAACTGCATCAGGCAGATTGTCGTCCGAGAGGACATCTACGCCTTCAGTCGCACCCGTTACGGCCGCTGCGAACGTGATCACATCGTAATCTGCATTTTTGGTATCAATGCTTTTTACGGTCGAATTTGACTCGCCGACCTTAACCGCATCTCCTACTTGGAGCATGGAACCCTTCTTGACATGTGGAGCAGTGGTTGTGCCGCCCGACAGAACACGTGCACTCTTGCATATGGAACATTCCATGTTGTCGAAGTCGAGCTTGATCGGCGTACCTTTGGGAATCTTTGTCCCTTCGGGATAGGTTCCCTTCAGTTTGAAGTCCCCCGGCAATACGGCGAACTCACCGCGCCAGAATATGGGGAAACCGCCCTTTACTTTTGTTTTTTCAAATACGATTGCCATGATTTTACGTTTTGGTTACTCTTTGTCCGGAAGTGTTTCAGCCCACGCCTTTGCGAGTTCTTTGCCCTGCGCTTCGGGCGTGGACATCGGGAATCCCGAACCTTTCCCTTCCAGCCCTGCGGTAACCAGATTTTTCTGCACGTTTGCGAGGTAGTCGCCGATCGTTTTTTCATCTGCATCGTCGGCGATGACGAATCCCTCTTTCATGCGCCACTCCGGAATACCGAGTTCTTTTGCCTTTGCGGAGATGAGATTGGCCCGGTCGTTCTTGGCCTTTTCAGCTTTCAGAGTATCGCTCTCCGCTTTGCTGGCGTTGTAACGCTCCTCCTGTTGCTGCTTGTAGGCTTTGAACCACGCAGGTTCCTCATCGTCGGGTTCGTTTTTTTTGCCCTGCCCGCCCCCATTTGCAGGAGATGCCTCACTCTTTGCCTTGAGTTCGTCATACAGTCCTTTCAGTGCGTTGTACTCGGTGCGTGCACGATCAGCGTCAGACTGGAAAACTTTAAGGAAAGGTTCGACCCCGCTGACTGCGGTTTCAATTTGCGATTCATCGGTGACGGATTTTTCCAAAATGGAGGCTACTCCGTCGAGAGCCTTCGCTCCGAACCCCAAATTAGAATACTTGGTTTTCAGCGCTACGAGAATTTTCTCTTTCATGTTTTTTCGTTCTATATGGTTTCGAATAAATCATCATATTCGCACAAAAAAGGTCTGTCAGCCGACGCCAACAGACCCACTAACAATTACATGAAGGTTATATCGTTCTGCAACTGGTGGGCTGCGACTTCACAGCCTCTGCGACAAAAGTCAGTATGTTCGGCACATTATGCAAATTATATTAAGGGAAAATTCGTTAAAAAAAGAGGAGAGCAATTCTCACTGTCGGAAAATAGCTTTATTGAAATGATTCATTCCAAAAAGTGCGAAAAATAGTGCAAGAAGGAGAGGTATCCCGCAATGGGAAATTAGATTGGGTTTGTGTCTAAATTGTGTGCCCGACTAAAAACAAACCAGTCACCTACAGGGCTGTAAGTGACTGGTTTTCTGTGTGGTGCCACCGGGAATCGAACCAGGGACACAAGGATTTTCAGTCCCATAATTATATTTTTGAATAATTATGTGTTGTTTGAATTTTTATATGAAAATCAATGTTTTAAGCTTCCAAATGTGGCGATTTTATTTTGTTTATTTTTATCTATTTTTGTTTGTTTTTGTATTTTTGTGTCGAAATTGTGTGTTGAAATAATAATTATCCTATCAAATGAACTATTCAAAAGACGGAATAACAGTTGCGCCCATAATAGATACGAGTCATCCGAAAAAGAACGGAAAGTGCCCCGTAAAAATTCGTGTAACCTATCGCCGGGATCGTCGCTATTATCCGACGGGCAAAGACCTTACCTTGGATGAGTGGGAAGGTCTGACTACAACGAAGGTTCGCGCCCTTGTGGCCGTTCGTAAAGATATAGAAAGCAGTTACCAAATTGTTCGTGGGGTTGTTGAGGAATTGGCACGCGACGGTATTTTTTCATTCGATAGCCTCAACAAGCGATTGAAACGTTCGGGGGTTGATACTCTTAACCGTGCATTTGCGGCTAAAATAGCGGAATTAAAAGAGCAGGATCGTATCGGGTCAATGCTGGTTTATAATGTTGTTATACAGGGATTGGAGCGGTTTGCCGGGGATCGTATTGCTCTTGAATCTATAACGGTGGATTGGGTAAGACGTTATGAGCGCTTTCTACTCGGAGAAGGTAAGAGCCGTACAACGATCGGAATACACATGCGCCATTTACGAGCCATATTGAACGATGCTTGTCGATGCGATGCGATTAAACCCGCGCAATACCCGTTCGGCCGAGGGAAATATGAAATACAGGCCGGTGAGGGCCGTAAATTGGCTTTAACGCTGGAGCAGATCGGGCAGATCGCCCGCTATGAGGATGGGAACGAAGCAACGGCCAAATACCGGGATTATTGGCTGTTCCTCTACTTGTGTAACGGGATCAACGTCGCCGATTTCGTGAAATTGCGGTATCGTGATATTGTGGACGGTGAAATCTGTTTCGTGCGTCAAAAGACCGAGCGCACGACTAAGACCCGTAAGGAAATCCGGGTCGCGGTAGTTCCCCAGATGCAAGCTATTATCGACCGCTGGGGTAATACTCCAGCACCGAATAACTTTATTTTCCCAATTCTCGACGGGTCGGAGGATGCGGTGCAGAGCCACGCTAAAACAATAGCCGCTACCGGGTTAATCAATAAACGGATGCGGATGATCGGGGAGCAGCTCGAAATTGGGAACATATCGACCTATACGGCGCGTCATTCGTTCGCTACGGTGTTGAAGCGTGCCGGGGCGAATATCGCCTACATATCGGAAAGCCTCGGCCACCAAGATCTGAAGACGACGGAAAACTACCTTGCCAGCTTCGAGCGAGAGGAACGAGAGAAAAATGCTGCATTACTGACGAATTTTTAATACGATTATTTGCATAATGCGCCGCAGTGCAGTACCTTTGTCATATCGTGTTATTTTAGTTGGAATGATCGGCGGGGCACATCTTATTTCCGTCGGTCATTCCGTTTTTACTGCATTTCTCCTCTTGGATGTGGTGAATAGCAACAACCTCACGCCTAACCGACGCACTATTTCGCCGGACAAAGGGTGTTTCATTTTGGAACAGTGCTTACAGTGACGGAGAGAATGTCCGCCAAATGGACGATGAAACCTGGTGTTAATAGATTTTGCCTTTCCTGTTTCACCTTGCGAACGATGCTATTCTTGCTTTTGTAGTTTATAGGCGTGCACGATGCCTCATACTTTGCCTCAACTCCTTATGCAACACCTTGCAACTTATTCCCTACGTACTGCGCTTTTGCCAAGAGTTATACGGCATCGCGATTGATGAACAGCGAATCATTGAAGTGTTTTTTGTTTTCCCCTATGAAATACGGCAAATTCTTCGCCTTTTCGATTCTTTCGGTGTTGTCCTCGACCCATCGTTTGAAGTTGTCGGGCACATCCTTGACCTCATTCAGCGGTTCCTCCCAAAAATCCCTATCCGTGCCCTCGTTGGCTATAATTGGCACTGCATAGCACTTGCAGTTCGGGTGCCACCCGATGAATTTGAAAGATTTCGGATATTTTCCCTCCATTGCGTCACATATTTCCAGCGGCGCACGCCCTTTTTTGAAGCGCGGATACCAGAACTTTGCCAGCCACTGTACGTGCGATTTTGATGTTTTTACCTCATATCCGACAATAAAATCAAGTTGTTGCCAGCGGATACTGTCGGCTTCACGATAAGCGCTGTTTATTTCGGTGCGAGCCATACGCATAGCATTCTGATAAGATGACCGGTAAACGCCTTGCCCAGGGTGATAAGCCTGCGCCACTTTCGACAGGGTAAGATTGCCGAACGCATTTCGGACACGTCGAAATAGTTTGTCCGGCTCATTCAGATAGACGCGTACATCACGGCTTATATCGGCAGCGCTTCGGCCTTCGCTGATACCTATAGATAAGGATAATTCTATGTGCCGTTCGAACTGCTTGGCGATACTCCAAACTCTTTCGGATAAATTATGCCCGTAAGTTGTTCTACGTTGAAATGCCTCAAGTGCACCGAGATTGTGAAGCATCCATCCTTTTTTCGGATTGTCGAATAGTTGTTTTACCCATGAATCGTTCTTGTCGTTGGCAAAAAACCATTCCGAAGTGATCCCCGCTGTAATTATAGTGGACAACTTATTTCGGAATGAAGATAACGAGGCATCGGCTTGTTTACTACGGCTTTTGTTTGATGAGAAGGCGAACAATCGCCCCGTATTGGGTTGATATTTATATCCCATTCCCAGTCGAATCAATTCATCCGAGGCCACATCATACAAAGCCTCTATCTGTCGTAGATATTCTTCGACATGCGTTTTATGCTGTTGCTCCCATTGGGCGGCTTTCAAATTCAATCCGGGCATCGTTTCGAATTAGAATGTTGGCTCTATAATATTGTTCATAGATGCCTCTGCCTTCGCTTGCTTTATTCGCTCGATTTCAGCGGTAACATCATCGGCCGTTCCCATTAGTTCAACGCCCTTTTCCAGCGACATAACGCCATCCTGCACAGCACGGCCTATAGCCGCCCAACGTGCGGTGACATCTTCATTGAACGGTTCGGCAAATTCGTGTTCTATTTTGAGCGCAGCCAAATCAGGACGCAAATGAATATGGGTTACATTCATCATAATAGCGAGAATAAGATTTTTCTCCCTATCTACGGCTATGTCGTATATCTCTTTATTATTTTCGCGCTTGATATATCCCAGTACCATCGCGCGTTTGATCGCTTCGCCCGACAAAGTTCCCAGCCCAGCCATTTTCTCGGGTGTAAACTCGGGCGTGAAAGTGTCGAACAAGATGGACTGCGCGAGGTCTTCCTTTTCCCGTTGCTGCGTCTCGGAAGAGGTCGGTGGATTGATGTACTCGAATTTTGAATCCGCTCCGGTCATCCGAATCATTTTCCCGGGCTTGTCGGCTCGACCTTTCAAAAAATCTACGACATCGCCCGTTGCTGCGGCGATAGGGTCTGCGAAATAGTTATTTGTGTCGGATATTTTGCTGTCTATATCCTCCTCGCGGTCTATGCGGGGGTTGAGGCCTCCCCACGCTTTATCCTGTCGGTAGTAGATAACATTGATTTTTCCGGTTGGATTGGGAGTTGCAATAACCTCCCAATTAAGAGATCCTCGTTTGCATCGGTAGATCGTATCAGGTGTTTGAATATCGAAATGCTCGATAGTTGATGTCCCCTCTTTAAGGTAGTACCCATACCCGAATGCAATGAGGTTCTCGTATAGGTCGAATAATGGACGTAGGGTGTATCCTTTCGACTTGCAAATTACCACAACTTTTACCTGCGGTTGGAAATTCTCGTCCCGATAGATGTGGTAGAGCTTGGCACATTCAGTTTCTGCTCCCGCAATGCGTTTTGCTTTACGCATGGAAACGTTGAATCGTGTATCTTGCAAAAATTGATTATATGCTTCGAAAGCCTCGTCCGAACCTTCGTTGTTCACCTTCTTCCATCGTATCGGATTCCCGAGCAGAAAGAATAGTTCCACCTCATTGATGTACTTCTGTCGTGCACGAGGCAACTTCTCGGTACGATAAGGCTCCTGGCCTTTCCGCATCTTATCGGCCTTTCGCATAATACGGTGGAGTTCGGGGTTATATTCCTGAATCGCCTGCAAAACCTCCGTATCGCGATTCTGCATAAGTGTTTGAGCCTGTGTAATGTCTTTGTCCTTGATAAGCGTAAGCAGATCACGTTCTGCACCGGTTGCATTCAGATATTTATTGCGTATCGCATTGAGTAGGTTGTCTATAAATCCCATATCCGTACTTTTTACCAAATTCCTAAATCCTCTTTGTCTAAATCTTCTTCATTGTTGAAATACCCCCGCTTTTCGATTACTCCGGTCAGGGCATCTTCGGCGTCGTCATGGCTGTTGAACTCCTGCTGCTTACGGTATGATTTGACATGCGAGGCGAACTCCGGCCATTTGTGCTCCCATCCGGTCGGAAAATAAATAAGGTTTTGCACTTCATTCGATCGCGTGAAAATACGCACCCTTTTGTTGGCGGTCTGCGTAAATGGGTTGAACGATGTAAAGTTGTTACCGATTATTCGGCACTGCGCCTCAACATTGCGCCCGAAAGACCTGCCGCCATTGTTGCTCTCGACGTAGCAGATCTCCGTCTTGTTTCGGGACAGCATCTCGGCTGTTGCCGGCTCGGTATATTCCATCGGTTTCTGTGTATATAAAATGTCCGTCACGAAATTGCCGATGGGAGTTTCCGTATAGCAAATAGAACACAGATAGTCACTGCCGGTATCAGCGGTATCCGTGTAGTTCTTTCGCTTCATAGATGCTGCATATGGAATTATGTCGTATGTCTTAAACTCTCCATACATCAAACCTTCCAGCGGCTTCGGGTTCTGCATATATTGCGTTTCAAAGACAAATGAGTTCGATCTCTCGATTTTGTGCAGTTCCTCCAGCGTATGCTTAAATTCCCAGAGAGGCTGTTCCTGTCCGTTTTCGTCATGCCAGATGCAGGGCAACGAAAGTACCGTCCATTCCTCCGGCTCGATCTCCTGAAGATAGCCGCATAGATCGTGCTCATGGAGCCGTTGCATAATGATTATGATAGGCGTATTGCGCGAGTTCACGCGGTTGCGGATAGTCGATTCAAAGCGATTGTTCACCCGCTCGCGGATCGTTTCGGATAGTGCATCTTCCGGTTTGATCGGGTCGTCGATAACAATAGCTCCCGCAAAATCGCTTTCCCACGCAGGAATAAAATCACCCATTTCGCGCCGCTCCCTATACGGATCATTTACTTGACCTGCACCAAATCCTGTAACCTGTCCTGCTGCACTTACTGCATACAGTCCGCCTCCGACGGATGTATACCACTTTTTAGCATTCTTGCTTTCGACGACTACTTCAGGGAAAAGCCGCTGGTAGTAGTCTGATTGTACCGTTTCATTGATCTCTTTCGAGTTGTCGAGAACAAGATCATCGGAGTATGATAGGTGTATGAACTTACTGCGGGGGTTTAACGCCAGCCCGTAGGCGATGAAGTTCTTAGAGACAAGTTCGGTCTTGCCATATCGTGGCGCAATATTGATAATAAGACGCTTTATTTCGCCACGGACGACTTTGTCAAGAGCTTCGCATATTTTGCGATGATGATCGCCGACAATAAACCGCATCCCCGTCTTATGCTTGAACATGTAACGGGTGAAATTCAGCATACCGGAAAGACAGAAGGTACGCTCTATGTCTATGTCGCGAATCGGAGTAGTGCGTTAATACTCTTCGTTAAGTTTTAACCCATATTGTCTTGCCTCTTCGGGAGAGAGAGTGCGAGGTGGAATAAGTTCGGCACCATCTGCTCCTGTAACCTCTTGACGTTCTACATATCCCCGTTTTTTTCCGCGTGTTTTGAGAGTGAAAATGATCGCTGTTTCGGAGGGACGTTCGATCCAACCGGCAAATCTCTTTTCGCCATTCTCGTCCTTTTCGATGGCCGGAACGCCGGCAACCAATTTACGCAGGTTGCTTTCGGCCAAATCAACGAACCGTTCACGGGAATCTTCGAGGGCTTGGGCGAATTGCTCATCATCATTGCACCATGTGTAAATTGTGCTACGCTCTACACCTAAATTAGCAGCTATGTCTGACAAAATACCGCCGCAAGCATTTGCAACCTTGCGAAAGGTATCTAATTTCGGTTTTTTGGAGGGCATTGCCATTTTTTATACTGTCGTTTTTGTCGTTATTCGACCCGTTCAACCATATCCGAGAACATTTCGCCGGGGATTATTTTGTCGTCTGGCCTGAACCCGAACCGAAGCATGAATGATGATTTCGCCCTATAAGACTTAAAGTTGAGCATTACATAGGATTCGATGTCTTCCGCTTTTTGCTCTGCCTGTTGACGAATCTGTTCTTTCATCTCCTTTACCGCGGCCTTGCGTTCCTCAAACGGTCGTTGTATCTCTTCGAAATCACCTAACGTATCAGACAGTTCTGAACTTATTTCGTCCTGCATGACGGATATACCGTATATGTTCATGTCTGCTTCAGAAAGGCCAGCGGCTTTATAGTCTATTTCCGGTACAAGTACTTTTATTTTCTCCATGTCGAATTCTCCCATTGCGGAGGGCGAGTTCATGAAGATATTTTGTTCGCGCTCTGTCTTGTCGTCTAACTCTACAGCTTCTACCTTGATCTCATAATCCGTTTCAGGTGTCCCGTCGTAATTGTTGATGATGTCAAGCGTCTGTACGCGCTTGTGCCCTGAAACCAGATAAGATGACAACTGATTCCATACGATACCGCCCAGATAGCCGACAGTTTTAAAGTTCTTTTTGAGCTTCTTGATGACTTCAGGGTCTTCTTTGCGTGGATTGTATGGAGCAAAGTTGATTTGTGATCGCTTGATTACGACCGTTTCACTTTGCTTGTATTTGGGCTGCTGCTCTTTTCTCTTCGTCATATCGCAGTAATATATTTCGGGATAAGGGGAATACTTTGTAAATCTTTTCGAGGTCTTGCGGATAATGCCGGCGGAGGTAATCGAATACCTCCGGCAAAAACGTCAGACCTTGCGATTTGTTCTTGTTGTAGGATATGGGTTCAGGCAGTTTCTTTGCCTTGATGTAGGCCATGACGTCCGATTTCTTCCACTTGGATAGAGGATATACCTTGTTCGTATTGCTTATAGCTTCGTTCTCGTATCCGCGCAACATAAGACAGCGATTCATTCCGTCCGACTGCTTCATTCCATAGAAAGAGTAAGATATTCCCGTCTTCATCCGGACGGATTCATCAACGTCTTTCAACGATAACAGCTTTACATTGGGGTTAGGAATGCAGTATAGCCCACAACGCAAAACACGCGTCAACGTCCAATGGGGGACTTGCAGTATGGTAACATTGGCATAACGAGCTTTGACTGCTCGCAAATAGTTGTCAATGTGGTCGAGGCCCTTGACGAAATACATGAACACGCAAACGATCTCTTTGAAGTGCGGAGCCATTAGGTCGAGCAATACCTCGCTGTCTTTGCCACATGAATAAAAAAGGATCGCCCTGTCCGTTTTTTGACGGACAGAGGCAATCACTTCGTTTGCATGGTCTATCGGGGTCATGATTAACCTGTTGCCATGCCAAAGGCGGCGCGAATGTCGCGTGCACGACCGGCACGATTCGTCGCACGACCGCCTACTGCACGATAACGAACACGGCTAGCGCCTGTCGTCCGATTGATTCGATTTCTTACTGAATTTCGAGTGCAGCTTGAATTTTAGAAGTTTGACAATATGATTTAACCTACGGAAAGGCCTCGGGCGGCAGATTGCCTAGCTCTTGTATATGCACTGGTCGCCCTTGCATACCTATTCGCAATAACACCATTTCGGCCACCCATATTTGCGAGGCTACTTAATCCTACAGCAGGATTAGGCGTGCGGCGTCGCAATTCACTCGTTATACGGCTGTATTGCGCGTCAAGCTGAGTTGCTGTTTTTTGTCTTCGTCTTCGAGTGCAGCAATGATTTTAAGGGTTTAACAATTCATTTTCTCGATTACCTTGCCGAGGTGGTAGTCGATCTCGGTCATGGTATATTCGTTACCGTTGTGCTCGTACACAATCGGCTCTTTCGTCTCTTCGTCGCAAACATCTACCAGCTCGACGCCTTTGACTTCGACCAGCGCGCCGGGGCGATTCTTTTCGTAACCTACCCAGAACTGTATGGCATCGTAGTGGTTGATAACCGTATCAACGCCCTTCTCGCTGTCCCACGCCGATTCGGGCACGTCACTGTCTTTCTTGTAGACTTTGCCTGTGTTGTTGTCTCGGTATGAAATGTATTTCGTGTTGGTCGGGCGTACTTCGCGGGTCTCGACCGTTTTTTCACCCGACAAAATGGCGTCGAACCATTTTTGTTTGATGATAAGCGTTAAAATTTTCATAGCCGTAAATTTCATTAGTAGCGGGGGCAAGAATCGAACTTGCGCCTGCGGGACACTAACCCGCCGTGGTAACCTCTGCACTACCCCGCATATATCTGTTCGATGCAAAAGTGGACACGTTCGGCACATTATGCAAATCTTACTATTGAATTATTTATTAAAAATACGATTTTTTATTGAGAGCTGCAATTTTTAAGGTCTTTTCTTCACACACCCTTTGCAGCGGATAATCTCAAGCACTACTGCGTCATATTTGACGATCAATAGGCTGTCGCGATTGTTGTCTGCACCTTTGTAGGCTTTACACCCACACTTCAGCCGCGTGCGGTGACATGTCGCGTCCGTCAATTCGAATGCCTTTTTGAGTAATGTCAAATCGCTGCGTTTTTCTACGTACATCGTTGGTTTCATATATTATATAACTTTTACAAAGTTGAACATTCTGAATGACCGCCAGCCCTCGGCAACCGTATCGTAATAGGTTACGAGGTGTTTGTTAGGCTTACGGTCGTCACCTTTTGTTTCGGGGCATAAGTCGTCCTTAAGCGTACCGAATGCCTGTCGCAATTCACCCGTACTCAATTTGAGGTAGAAGAACTGCACGATGCCCGCGCGCATCTTTATCTTCAATTTGAACACCTGCCATGCCTTATGCAGACACTCAGCAAAGGTTACACCCGTCGCGCGGCACATCTGCCACGCCGTGCGCATGATGATGGAAAGGTCGGTTCGTTTCATTGTTATATAGGTTAAAAGTTGGTTTTTAGTTTGAGTAGTCGCAAGCACTCTTTCAACTCGCTGTCTGTGTATTTCTCGGCGATCTCTCGTGATATGCCGTTTGTGTTCATTGCGATTTTGATCGCAGCCTCTCTGTTCACCTTGAAGGATTTTCTTGTCTTCATAGCTTTTCAATTTTTTCAAATGTAACATAATACAGCCTATTGCCAACGAGTACCATTGCGATATTCAGTTTATCGAACTGTCCTCGATATTCACCAGTATTGCGTCCGAATCTCACCGGGTCGCCAATTTTTATGTCTTTCATATCTTTCATTTTTACCACCGGCGGCAGGTGCCGCCACGCTTCGGGCCTGAGGTCTGTTTATAGCCGCCCGAACGGCTGGCCAACATTTAAGAGATCATTTTCTCAAATCTTTTGAATGCATTATTAGACAAAATATATAATTGATACTTGCCACATTGTTCTTTGACTTTGACCTCTACATTTATCTTTCGCCCAATCATAAAAAATATATCGTCACAATCTTTGATTTTGATCGGTTTAATTTTGTTTTTTACAGGTAAAGATGTATAAAGTCTAATGCTTTCTAACACATCGCAAAAACGATAAAAACTTGCATGTAATTCAAAATCGTCATCAGTCGTGTCGCATTCACCGCCCAGGCGGTTGATGTAGGTAGCGGCGTCTTTGGCGATGTTCATAAGCTCGGTATGCGTGGCGGTTGTCATAACTGTAATATATTTATATTGCTTTTATCTCTTTTGCTGTTGCAAATGTAATATAAATATTTTACTTCAACAAACATTTCATCGAAAAAGTGTAAAAAAAATATATTGCAAAAATTGGGAATACACCCCACTATGTAGCATGATTGTTTGCGTTTCTCCGTTTTTTGCCTATCTTTGTCTTGTAATATAATCGTATAACATCATGAAAATAGACATCAAAAAGACGTGTAAATCGCACGGGGTCAGCCTGGTATCGTTAGCTGAACGATTGGGCGTATCACGTCAGACTGTACACTACTATTGTGAACAAGGCGACCGGAACCCCGTAGCACAATTGCAGAGGATTGCCGATGCAATAGGGTGCAGCGTCTCGGATTTTTTCGAAGAGGAGGAACGGCCGGCCCCTCAGCCGACGAATACGCTCACCTGCCCCAAGTGCGGGACGGTGCTGGAGATAAAAGAAAAGGAATAAATAAAACTACATTCCTATGACACAAAAGCAGGCCATACAGTTGTTCGAGGACCGCAAGGTGCGCACCGTTTGGGACGAGCGGACGGAGACGTGGTATTTTTCCGTTCTCGACGTGATCTCCGCTCTGACGGACACCGTGAATCCGACCGATTATTTCAAGAAGATGCGCAAGCGGGATGAAGCGCTCGCCTCGTTCGTGGGGACAAATTGTCCCCAGATAGCCATGAGGTCAGAAACGGGAGTGATGCGCAAGACGCTGGCCGGAGATGTGAAAACCGTCCTGCGGATTATCCAGTCGATTCCGTCACAGAAAGCCGAGCCTTTCAAGCAATGGATGGCGCAGGTGGCAAGCGACCGCCTCGACCAAATGCAAGACCCTGAGTTATCTATTGAGCAGGCCGTAGCCGATTATAAACGCCTTGGATATTCGGATACATGGATTAACCAACGCTTGAAAAGTATCGAAGTCCGTAAACTTCTCACTGACGAGTGGAAACGCGGGGGCGTTGATGGAACGCAATATGCCACCCTTACGGACATTATCACGAAGGAGTGGGCCGGACGTACCACGAAAGCCTACAAACGTTACAAGGGGTTGAAAAAGGAGAACCTGCGGGATAATATGACCAATGTCGAACTGCTGTTGAACTCATTGGCCGAGGCCTCTGCTACCGAACTTTCCCGAAACGAAAATCCAATAGGTTTCAAGGCCAACGCCAACGTCGCCAAACGGGGCGGTACAGTAGCTAAAGTTGCCCGACAACAACTCGAAAGCCAACTCGGACACTCTGTCGTATCACCCCTCAACGCTCGGCAATACCTCGGAACGTTGCCCGACAATCCGCCACCCGAAACAGCGCACCTTACTTCAGCGGTAAAATCGACGAAACCGATTACATGCGACACCTCAAACGAGGAGGAATAAATAGTTCTCAACTTAAAAACACAAATGAAACTAAAGTAATAAACGCATCGAATTCGATGCGTTTTAGAATATGAAATGTAATATGGAACCGTCTCTGAATATTCGATCATTTCGAATAGGCAATTTAGTGTATAACCCCCATCTTGAGCGAATTGGGTATATTGCAGAAATTACGCGTGCAGACATGACGTTATTTCATGGTGAGATGCTAATTAAGGAAGCCGGATTTTATCATGAGATTTTAGATAAAGTAGTATTAGGAGATGTTAGGCCTATACGTTTGACTCCAACGTTATTGGAAAAATGCGGCTTTGAGAAAGAATTTAGCGACTGTTACCAACGATTTGACTACTATATCATCCCCCGTGTGATATGTTTATCTCCTAAAAAAGAAGGGTTCTGTTGGCAGGTGGAAGACGAAATCGACGATTGCAATGTGGATGTGCCCATAAAGTATCTGCACCAGCTCCAGAATATATATTTTACATTGACCGGAACGGAGCTGAATGTAGAAAAGATATATGATGCGAGAATGTAAAAAGCCGAGTTCCCTCGGCTTTCTGTTTATCATTTCAAACCGACCGAATCAAAAATAGGGTACGGTTCGATATGTCATTTTCTCGGTTCATGATTGAGGCGGGATTGTGAGTTGATTATCTTTTTTAGTCGGTCTCGACCGCAATACCTCCAATATCACTCGGTCACCGTCGAGAACCAGCATCCCGTGTCGGCGGGGATCACCACCTTTGGTGCGGTGCTCGGCCTCGCATTCGGTGCGGATCCGGACACAACGGAAACCTGCGGCCTCGAAAGCCGATCCGATTAACGATAGGTCGCTGCGCTTGGGGACGCAGTACATGGGTTTAATTGCCGCTTTGATGCGGCCCATGCGTTCGATGCGCTTTTTCATTTTGATTTAGCAATAAAAAACTGCGTTACGAGTTGCTCGGCTCAAAATGCAAGCCGTCGGGCGTTTCCGCTACCGAACTCGACGCAGTTAAATTTAACTGTATGTATAGATACAAAATACCCAATATGGTTGGATATGTTTGCATCGCATTTTGATTTAGCAATGCAAATATAATGATTTTGTAGGGAATAACAAAGGCGAGATTTATTCTCGCCTTTGTTTTGAAACATATATCCTATCTGATTACTTTTTTTGAAGTTTTATTTCCAGTGTTATATTATCTCCTGCTACACCCATAGACACTTCGGCAATTCCGTTTGAGATAGAATGTACTTTGTATCTGTATAATTCTTCCCCGTCTATATAAGTATATATCATATCCCCTTCAGCTTTGTATGTTCCTGAACCGTTGCCAAAATACCCGCTTCCCGAATATGTACCATTTTCATAAAATACAACAGAGAATGCAAGATTTGTGTGTGGCGGTTGGGTTATATCTATCCATTCGCCGTTACTTTGTATGGCAATTCCCTGCCATGTGCCATAAAGATTCTCAATGTCGAACTTGAACGATTCTTGCTCATCCTTTTCGCACCCCATAAAAGTAACTGCACAAATAACAGCCATCAAAAGTAAAAATTTTTTCATAACATAAATTGTATTGGTTAGATGCTGCAAAGTTACAAAATTCCCCCCCCCGCAAAATAATGAGCCTATTTTTTTGAAGTTGTGCCGAAAGTTCCGAGGTTTGTAAAAACGCTGAAGCTATGATTTGGATTTATATTTTGCTATTCGTGATTATTGCGTTGATTGTGTATTTGATCTATCTTGTTCGTTTTTGGGGCAGAACTAATATTGAATTGACAGGTGATACTTATACTGGATTAAACAATGTTCTGTGTAGAATATTGAATCAAGACAGATTAAAAAAGTAATTTACTGATTTTTTGCATTGCAATCCAAGTCCATTCAAAAATAGTGTGTCCCCAAAATTGAGAGGCGCAAATAGATATGATAGCTAATGCAATAGCCCAATGCGCTTCGCGCCTACTTATTTTTAAATTGCGAAGTTCTAAATTATCCCGTTCTTCTTGTTTGCGTTGTTCGTTATAGATGACTGCACATCCTCCCTGGTCTTTACACACTGATAAATTAGCCGCAGCTTTTAACCATATTCCACCCCCTTTTATTTCAATGACCATATGATCTTCAAGAACGCGCAGTATTCGCATCCGTTGTTCTTCATTTGGGATTAATGTTTTGACGGCATCCATATTAAAATAGGCCGGATTTCTTGATAATTCATTTAGAAAAACGTCGGCAATGTTAATGTCTCCTTTTTGTAGTTTGGCTATCATAAGGTTCATTGAATAGTAATTCAATCTGAAATTTGCATCGGCTCCTATTTTTTAACTCTTCTTTGAATGCTTATTATCAGGTGTCTGAATTACAATATATTTTTGTAATTCATTGATATACATTATTTTAGCTCCAATTTTATGGGGGGGGGATTTTTGACCCCTAGATCTGTCGGAGCAGCCGGAAAGCCTGTAGAAACGCCTGAAATCGACGCAAACAGCCTATCGTAACGAACATTAAGGTCTTCCATCAGTTTATCGGCGACCTTTATATCTTCTTTCCGCAGTAAGGTTTCCAGATGCAATATGCTGTTTAGTTAGTTCCACGTTCTATTTTCGGCGGGCCGGGCCTCTCCCGCCGGATTTGGGGCTTCCTTTATTTCAGATAAAATTTAACGGTTGATATGAGTTGGTCCGATAGTTTGTAAATGTCAGTAAGTGCTGTAATTAAATGTTTTGTTCCTTTCTTTTCCTCGTCAAACGTTTCAACATACTTTTTCCCTCCGTTGAAATGCAAGCGACAAATAGGCTTTCGATTGTTATCATCGAAAAGGATAGCGAAATATGACTGCGCATCCCGATCTACGACCCGATCAAGATCAACGGTATTACAGAGAATAGCTCGCACGATGTAGAATCCCATAAGTTCTTCATCAGTGGTCACTATCTTATTTCCATCTTGCATATCCTCTTCATTTGCAACCGATTTCTCCGTGGAGACATTTGAGGACACCTCGACCGACGGAACGTCAGGCGTAATGGCAGATTTAAGCCTTTCGTTTATATAGTCATTCGTGTACTGTTGAAATGCCCGTTGAATCATCGGACGGAACTCGTCAATGATGTTCTTTGTTACCACTCCGTCATAAACCTGTTTAGTCATAAATTTCACAAATAAATCGGATGGATTACTACTTTCCTTGACAATCAATGACCGAAGCGCATTTATGTACTTCATTTCTGTGGCGGAATTGAGTATCATATACGTATTATACTGGTCATGTCGGAATTGCTTCAACTTCTCAATATGGCTATCCTTTAAGTTAAGCATATCTATCTCAAAGAACGGCTTATCGTCCATTTTGTTAGGAGTGTCCAGATCTGTATAGAACTGATAGTTGATTCCATTCGTTAGTACTCCAAATTTGGCCTGCGATACATGGTAGTAGCGGAATAGTTGCGCCTTGTATTTGCTTAAGTCAGCCGACCAATGTTTACACTCAATTAGCATGATCGGCTCGCCGTCCATACATACGGTATAGTCGATTTTTTCGCCTTTCTTCGTTCCATAGTCGCAAATACATTCGGGTGTAACCTCTTCCGGATTGAAAATATCGTAGCCGAGTGCTTGCAAGAACGGGAGGACAAATGAGGTCTTTGTTGCCTCCTCCGTCTTTACATTGTCTTTGAGTTTGCCGACGCGCTCAGCAAGGATTAGAAGTTCGTCTTTAAAGTCCATAGAGTTGGTTTATTTTGAATTATTATCGTCTATATATTTGAGCACGCGTTGTAGTATTTCTCCGTTTTGACGGATGATTTCTGAATTTTGGGTCAATATTATTTCGTATTGCCGATCTCTTTTCTCGAAAAACGAGATGAATTTTTGATCTTCCATACTTGAAATAGAGGGTTCGCGATTACTATAATATAGTAGTATGTATTTAGCATTTGCTTCACTCGGCTCTACCTTGCCACTTAACCATTGACCTATAATCGATTGGGATAATCCCGTGTCCTGCGATATACGATATGCCGTATAGCCCAATTCTTTAAGTAGGTTTATGGCTTTATGTTTCAAATCTTCATTCATGTCGCGATATTTTTATAATACTACATATAAGTATAAATATTTCCAATATAGAATACTTTGATATTTTATTGTTGTGCTAAAATATTTTAGTATATTTGCATTGTAATTCAATTATTGTATGACAAATTTAATTACAAATAGCGAAAAATCAAGAGGTAACAATGCTGTAGCATTGCTTTTACCCTTCGAACGGTATGTTCAAAGTATCACTAACCTTGAAGAACGCAAGCGACTTTGTGATACTTGCAAGCAGGCTATCGGTATTCGAAGCGACACTCAATTATGGAACTACCGCGTAGGCAACGTCCGGCCTGATATGCTGAAGCGACGAGAACTTGCCAAGATCATCCGCCGTCATTCCGGTGATAGCAGCTATACCGCCGACAACCTCTTTCCCGTGGAATTTTACAACAGATAGATAATATGAAACGTATTCAAAGATTTCACAAGACGAAATGTGCGGCAGAACGATATATCGCAACACTCGGTACTGATGCCCGGTTTTATCATGCGTATAAATGTACGAGCGGCAGTTATTGGGTCGGGACGGAATTAGAATGGTTGAATCGGTACTAATACATCATATGCAAACGATCCGCAATATAGAGTTTTTCAACGATCCCGAGGGAGGGGTAATGGTACGCGATACCGAAGGCGTCCATACTTACCAGCCCGAAGACAAGATGCTGACAGGGGCATTGTTTACCCGCATCGAGACCGAATATCCGAAAGCATTCAAGGCTCTCGCCGAGATTTACCGCAAGAGCCGTGCAAACGTGAACTACTACCGGTTCCTGATCTGCCACCGTTTTATTCGCTGCAATTTCGGACGGTTGGACAACAGGCAGGACATCGACGGGATGGGGCGCTTCACCTTTGAGGATGTGAGTTGTCCGATCAAAGGCGAATGCAAGTATGCCGGCATTATATGCAGCCCCGAGTTCGATACCCGATTGACCGAGCGGCAGAAGGAAGTGATGAAACTCTATATGGAGGGGATGGGCGATGAAGAGATCGCGGATATGCTTTACATATCGCCCGAGACGGTGCGCACAACGAAGCGCGACGCCTTCCGTAAGGCCGAGGTACATTCGTTGGCTGAGTTCGCAATCCAATACAAGGATAAGTTATGAAAACTCCGTGGCGATGGTGGCGGGAACGCCAAGCGACCGATAAAACATGCAAACACTTGGCGCTCATGACGGAAGATATTACAAATATCACAGACCGGCTGGTGGCGTTCGTGTGGGAAGATATTGAAAAGATCATAGACCAAATGTCGGAGGATTTGTTCCGGCCGATTGAAAGTATTAAACCAATAAAAAAGAATGTGATGAAAGATTTACTTAGCTGCGAAGGCCGGAGGTTCCGGTGTAAGATTGATGGTACTCTTGCCACAGGGATAATTCGAGTGGTAGATAAATGTGGTATTTATGCCAAAATGAAAAAAATGGGTTTCACAGCATCGACAAAAAAGGATATAAATATGCATGGTATGTTTACTCTGGAACCGAAGCAGATTTTGCTCGTCCCAATGTCAGGGTCACCGATTTCCGGGTTATTCCTATAACCGCCGAAGAGATCGAAGCCTACAAGGATTGGCAGGTGGGGGATCGACTCAGAAAAAAAGACGGATCATCCCGAACTATAGAGGTTATCTTCCGCTTCGGAGAACTCATAGTGGGCAAATTTATCGATACAAGGAGAGCTTTAACTAACTACACCTGCGATGAGCTATACGAGGATGGTTTCCGCCTCATTGTCGATCCTGCTCCTGAGGAGGAGATCGTCGAGGTGACGATGGACGAGATCGCCAAGTTGAAGGGCGTGCCCGTTGAGCGGCTGCGAGTGAAGAAGGAGGACAAATAACGACAAAGAGTGCGTGGTAGAATGGTATTACGAATCGATTAGTGGTAAAGACCAAGTGTACTCACGATGCGCTTAATGGACAGTACACCCTGAAGAGCGCAGATGTTCAAACAGAAGCTAACCGATTGAAAGGCATTCCAGACGTGGAATGTTTGCCAGTTCGAATCTGGCCGCACTCCCTAATCAATATAAAGTATTATGAACGAGCCAATTATTATTACCACTCCCGCAGAATTGCGCTCTATTGTCGCTGACGAAGTGGCGGCGATTTTGCCGAAGCTCGCCGATTTCAGGCGTAAGAATGAACCGGTAGAAATCGACAATTTGTCCGTTGAAGAAGCCGTGCGGTTTATTGCGGAGCAAGGTATCCCGACCACCCGTTCGACGATTTATAATTGGGTTTTTCTAAAAAAGATCCCATTTAAGAAAATTGGACGCCGCACGGTGTTTTCCAAAAAGGAGCTTCTTGCTTGGATCGAATCCCGTACGACTTTGCCGGAGGACAGACGGGCCGTTGCAGCTGCGCGTATCGCCAAAAGTGCTAACTGCAAATAAAATGACAGATAGGCTACTACCGAACCAGTGACTAATATGTACTTCTATGCTGTACTGGTCGGCCCTGGTAGTGGATCAACCGAGCACTATCCGCGCCCAACGTTCTTTCATTCGAGTAAAGTTAAGAGTTGAGATTAGTTGAGTTTGCCATTTCCGGGCGCGGATTTTCAAAGTCCGTATCGGGTTGAATGTCCCGGTGCGGGCGCAAAGGACGGCACGGAAGCCGTAGGGGTCCTAAAGCCTGCCATAAACCCCGGCCGCAAGGCAGAAAGGCTGGAACGAATAAGCGGTTCATTGAAATACGAGAACCATCCGAAGGGATGTAAAACCCGGCGAGCGACTTGGCGCAGAAGGGCGGATATTAGGCCGATCAATACCAAAAAGCAGGCGACGATCCGGAGCGATCCGGGGAGCCGGTAGCGATATACCCTGCGATTCAGTCGTGGTCTTCGATGACGACAGGGTGCAAATTTTAATCAAAACAATTTACGTGCAATGTCAAACAAAGTATTTACCCCAGAGAACATTTCCAAATTAAAACAGAACGAGGTCTTTGTATTCGGCAGTAATAAGGCCGGTAACCACGTTGGCGGCGCAGCTCGTGTCGCGGTCGAGAAGTTCGGCGCGATCATGGGGCACGGCGAGGGCTTACAGGGCCAGTCCTACGCTATCCCTACGCTCGATGAACAGATGGACAAGGTGTCTACCGAGGAATTGACGCGATCGGTACGGAGATTCGCAGACTATACACGGTACAATACCGATAAGGTTTTCTATGTAACCAAGATCGGATGCGGCATCGCTGGATTCTCGGTCGAAGAGATTGTGGAAGTATTCAAAAGCGTCTCGTTCGGCGATAACGTGGTGCTTCCGCAAGAGTTCGGCGAAGAAAAACATATCGATGGATTTAAAGGGTTCAATGCAGATATGACCTGCCTGGGCTTCAAATTCGAGGAGGGCAAGACTTACGAAGAGGATGTTGAGTTGAAAGTTTGTAATCGAGGCTTTCATTTCTGCGAATCACCGTTCTCTGTCCTTAGCTATCGTGATATGCTGGATGATGAATGCAAGTTCATCCCTGTGCATCATGTAACAGCTTTGGGGCGATGTCATTCCGACTCGGATAAAACGGCGACGACAAAGATTCACATCGGGGCAAAACTCGATTTCAAAGGATTCATTAAAGCTGGTATAGATTTCATTTACGAGAAGTGCATCAAAGAGGGTCCGACCGACAATGTTAATTCGGGCGACGGCGCACAGATCGGCTCCTCGGGCGACGGCGCACAGATCGGCTCCTCGGGCGACCTCGCAAAGATCGGCTCCTCGGGCTACGGCGCAAAGATCGGCTCCTCGGGCTACCTCGCAAAGATCGGCTCCTCGGGCGACCTCGCAAAGATCGAAAGCGAAGGTAACAATGCTGTTGTAGCAGCCATAGGTATAGATTCAAAAATAAAGGCAAAGAAAGGTAGCTGGATTACCCTCGCTGAATATGGCGAGGATCTGAAACCAGTGTGCGTAAGGTCTGCACAGATCGATGGGAAATCGCTCAAGGAGGATGTTTTCTATCAACTGAAAGGCGGCGAGTTTGTCGAAGCAGCAGAATAACAGCAAATATCATCCACAAGTAAATCTTTACCAACATGCAAACCTTCTTTTCCGAAAGCACAGTCAAAAGTCTGTGGGGCACGCTTGCGGGCCGCCTCTGGCGTGCGTGGTACCGCCTCAAGAGCAAGGTGCGCCGGACAATCGACAAGTCCCGCCGCCGGGCACATAAACTCCAAAACCGACCCCGTGTCTATCGGGTCGAAATTCGGTAAGAGTATGGCACACGCGATAACGCTTGCCGTTGTGATCGCACCGATCGCAGCGGTGTTCGGCTGGGCGCTGTCCGGTCCCCGGCGTATGCGGATCACCCGCTATCTGTTGAATGAAATTTTCGAACAGCGATGAATACTTCCTACTACGTCACCGACACGGCTCAAATGCCGCCGTCCACTCGGAAAGAACCCTCGGAAGAGTATTACTTCTTCGAGAGCACCCGTTTCAACCGGCCGCAAACGACAATTCATCTGACCGATCAGGAGATTCGGACTTTCGCCAAACGCATCGCCGATTACATCACCCGAAGGACAGTTGCAGGGCCTATGGAATCTTTCGACTTTCAGATAGAATATCACGGCGTTGCGGTGCAGGGACGCTATACGGTGGAAACCGAGCGGCAGGGCGCGGTGCATTCGATGGGAATGACGGAATGGATCGACGTCCCGATACGGGAGGAAACGAGCATAGCGAGCGCCTGGTGTACGGCCACGGACGAGGAGGTTCCCCGGGTGATGGAGAAACTGAATGAATTGTTAAAATAGCTGACATGAAAACGAGAATCGAGATTTACGAAATCAACCGCCCGCAAAACATTGTTGCCTCGGGTTCTTGGAATAGGCAACTCTCGGCTGCCGAGATACGCAAGGAAACCAAATATATGATGCGGTATAGCGATTCTAAAAAGTTCGCATCACGAGTGATAACCGATAGAGATTGAGAATATGGAACTGCGTAAAATATCCGAAGAACAGAAAAGATTACTGGATCGGCCGCTGCCTTCAGAGGCAATATCGCCGCATCCGACAAAGAACTACCTGTCCACGATCAAAGCGATCTACGTTACCGAGCGTCTGAATGACGTATTCGGAGTAGGTAGCTGGCGTGTCCGCTCCGAACAGGTTGCCCGTGACAATAAGATGGTGGTTGTCAAGGTAACGTTCGAGATACCTGAATATGGTATCTATTATGAATGTTATGGAGGTAACGATAACTCAGATTTGGGTGATGCCCACAAGGGGGCTACAACCGATGCTTTGACAAAGATCGGGTCCTGGCTCGGGATTGGTGCCGATGTATTCAAGGGTAAATCGCGCAATATGTCAGCAAAATGCGCGGCAGCTGCTCCGGACCCTCTCGCTTCGGCCCGGCCCGATACGCCCCGGACAAAGCATCGGATTACGACAGATATGCTTGACGATCCGATCAAGTGCGATTGTCTGCTTAATTGGGGGTATGACTTATGGACCGCTTCAGGCTATGCGGCAGATTTCGATATTGCCGCACGTCTTCTGAAATCTTATGACGCCGATACTGACGTGCTTAAACGTTATGCGGCTTTGTTCAATTCTTATAAGATGGCTCGGCATGGAAAATAATTCATTATTGCTCTGTGAAACGGTCTCGGTCAGTGAATTGACCTCTCGGGCGGTCAGGGCTGTCGTAAACGGGGATATTGACCCGATAACGGCCCATATCAATATCAGCAGGATGGAAGCGGCAATCAAGGCGTTCAAGGATAATGAAGAGATCCGGGACATCACACTCCGCGAATTATCCCAATACGGGAAATCGCACCAATTCGGGGATTGCCGGTTGGAAGAAGCCGAGGTCGGTGTCAAATACGATTATGCGGATTGCGGTGACAGTAAGTTATATGATATGTACGCAACTCTTGAATCCTTGAAAGCTGACATTAAAGAGCGAGAAACAATGCTTCGGCAACTGCCTGTTTCCGGGCTTGCCGATCCCCAAACGGGTGAGATGCTTTACCCGCCCGTTCGAAGTAGTAAAACGAGTATCAAAACAACATTCAAAAAACAACCGTAGCTATGTCAGAACTTATCAATGTATCGATTTGCGTTTCGGATATTCCCCGCGATCAAATTAAAATCGCCAAGAATGGCAAGAAGTATATCGCCGTATGCGTTTCGCAGCTCCGGGAACCGGATTCCTACGAAAATACCCATTCGGTATTTATGCGTCAGACCAAGGAGGAACGGGAGGCGAAAGTACCCCGTGTTTTCATTGGACGCGGTAAGGCCATAAACTTTAGTTCGATACCGGTTACGGCGGAGAGTGTTATGGATATGCCTCCGGCGGATAGGGTAGATGACCTTCCATTCTAATATTCGGAATCCCATGATCGGTTATGAAATCAAGTCTTGGGAGATTCGGCAAATAGTACGTATTCTGCGTGATTTGGAGTTTTGCGATGCCTCGACTATCCGAGGACTAAATGCTATCCGTATGGGTAGAATCCTGTATAAAAAAATAATAAAACGCCATGCAAAGAATCGAACAAATACGGAAGGAAGCTCGGAATATTCAGATGGCTCTTGAATGTATGAATAATCCCAATATCGAAGCCATGATAGAGCGTTTGGACCAGCTGGGTGTTTATTACGCTCGCAGCGGTGAATTGTTGAGTGAGGTTGTCGGAATGCGTGACGCAGCGGTGGCCACGCTGTTTCACGATGAAAAAGAAACGATTATCAGTTTGTCACCATCGTTGGCGACAAAATTGGTGAACAGTTCTGCTTCGGAGCTGAATGCTTTAGAAAAGTGGTTGGACCGTATCAATGCATCTTGCAAGCATCAGTGCGACAACCTTCGGACTATGATAAGCTATGAGAAAGAACGCTTAAAATTGTAAACTATGCTTACACAACATTATCATATCATAGATTCAGAAGAATATCCGGACATAAGGGAAGTCGAGGTATATGTCAATGGAGCTTACTTCATCGAAATCAAAGATGTAGCTCCAGATGATGAATACCCCAACGGGATTGTCCTGACGCCCGAAATGGCGAAAGACCTTGTCGATGTATTGCAGAATATGCTAAAAGAAGACAATGATCAACAACCAAAATAACGCTATGGTATGGCCAGAATCAGAAGCATAAAACCCCAGTTTTGGGATGATCTGAAGATCGGCCGCTTATCGCGCGATGCCAGGCTGCTTTACATCGGACTTTGGAATTTTGCCGATGATTTGGGCGTAGTAATAGCCGACCCCGTTTGGCTGAAGTCTAAAATATTCCCTTACGACAAAATACAACTCCAACAATTCGAAGGCTGGTTGAAGATGCTCGAAGAAACCGGATTTATTAGTCTGCTTTCCGTTAAGTCGGAAAGATTCTATTATCTGCCAACCTTTTCCCGTCATCAAGTAATCAACAGACCTAATCTGGAGGATGTAAATATACGTAAAGAATTATTAGACAGCGCATTATATGAAATCACTGAACGATCACTGAATAATCACGGAACGATCACTGAACGATCAGTGACTATAAAAGGAGAGGATAAGGAGTATATTACTACCAGTACTTCTACTGGCGTAGAAGATACTGGAGTATCTGTGAGAGATAATATTATTTCTTACCCGGTAGAAGACTATAACGCAGGCGCGTGCGAGGGGACCGAGAACCCCGAATCCGATCTTCCTAAACGCAAATCCCGTAAGACGCTCCGCAAGGATGATGCAGGGATTGAAGAAGCTCGGATATTGACGTGGCGTGATGATTTTGAGATTTACAAAAACGAGTTACGCAAGGCCTATAAGACGCTCCTACAGGATGACGCTTGGATTTCGACGCAACAACGTTTCAACCCGAATCTCAACATTGCCCTCTCGCTCGAAAAGGCTTGCGTAAACTTCTGGGCAACGGAAGCCGGATGGCAGCATAAGCGAAAGCAGCGCACAAAGACTATCAACTGGAGGCAAACGCTCACAAATTCGATCAACAGCCCGCAAAACAAAGTTTACAATGACAACGGAATTAGCAAAAAAACCGCCAACAACGGCGTTAGCGAAGATTTCAAGCGTGGAGTTCTTGAAACGCTACTCAGTGGCGGCAATACAGAGTAGCTGCCGCCGTATGCAGTCGGCCGTGGCTTGTGCCGAATCCCAAATGCCGGTGTTATCTGTATTGCGAGCGACATACGGCGAAAAATGGACGGCTGCATATCTGGTACTTTGGATCGTCAATGTACAGGAGTTTTTCAATATTTCAGCCAAGATGAACGACGCACAGGTAACGGAAACGGCCTACATGATTTTGGACGATTTCTGGGCGTTGAACCTTGCCGATGTAAACCTGGTATTTACCAATGCCAAACGAGGGCAATACGGACAACTGTACGGACGAATAGACGGATCGATCATATACGGTTGGTTTCAGACATATTTCGAGGATCGATGCAATGCCTGCGAGAACCGCACGATACGGCAAGCCGAGGCTATGAGTAGCGATCACCCGGTAACGGACGCCAAAGCTGCGGAGTTTATCCGGCAATTGGTCGAAAAAAGAAAACGATCGAAATATCGGCGAGATGAAACACCTTGAATCGAACATCCAACGCGCTTTTGTACGTTGGTTCCGGCTTCAATACCCCGAGTATGCTTTGAATTTGACGAGCGTGCCCAATGGCGGATTGCGAAGTAAAACCGAGGCGGCCATCATGAAAGCTGAAGGAATGACGGCTGGAGCGGCGGATTTACTGTTACTTGTTCCCCGAGATGGGTTTGGTGTACTGGGACTGGAATTTAAGACCCAAGTAAAAGGAAGTCGTCAGACCCCAGCACAAAAACAATGGCAGAAATCTTTTGAACAGGTTGGAAACAAGTATGTACTTGTTCGCACACTGAATGAAGCTATAACGGCAGTTCAAAATTATTTGGATAAATGACAAAACGACAATTTTATCACTGGCTTCATTCTGCCGAGTGGTTCACTATGGGTAAAACGCATTGATTATATGACCAACCTTTCTTACCGCCAGGCAATGTTGATTAAACATACGGCCTGGATGAACACTCGCTTGCTCGCGCGGGGTCCTCGGCCGGAAGACGAGCGGTACGTGCCGCTCGCGGTGCGGATGCTTACGCTGGTCGGCTGCTTGAACTACGCGATGCTCGACCTTGAGTCCGAACTCACGGCATCCGGCTTGTTCCACCATGAAACCAAACGCCGCTATACGCAGGCTCAGACTTTGGTCTCGCAGGCTCACGGCGTCGCGTGGTCGATGCTTCGCAAGATCGACGACCGAGCCGCCCGGCAGTACAACGACAAGACGGACGAGGCGTATCGGACCATCAGCGGCTGTATCCTGTTGGAGGCTCCTCAAAGGTCTTACAACATCGTGCTGTCGCTGTGTAGGATCATCAGCTCTCTCAACGGTCGGATTTCGGGCCGCTACGACTTCAACCCGGCCAAACCTCTTGTACGCATCCCGGCTCTGTTGGAGTGTATCGGGATCGAGGATTGTAAAATAGACGGAATCATCGAATTGAATTTAATAGATTAACGAAAATGAAAAAATACACACAGGCAGATTTCGACGCCTTCGAGGTGATCGACGGAATCAAACAATGCCCCTCGGGGGATTACAGTGATATACAAACATTCGGCGAGCGGTGCGCCTTCGGCGAGCGGTGCTCTTTCGGTAAGGAGTGCTCTTTCGGTAAGGAGTGCTCTTTCGGCAAGTGGTGCTCTTTCGGTGAGGATTGCTCTTTCGGTGAGGAGTGCTCTTTCGGCAGGGCGTGCTCTTTTGGTGAGTGGTGCTCTTTCGGTGGAAGTTGCTCCTTCGGCAGGGCGTGCTCTTTCGGCGAG